CCTAAACCTAAAGTCCAAGAAGTATAATTACCGCTCTGATATAAAGGAACGTTTAAAGTAAAAGAAAAATAAGAGATAGGATTTTATTTCCTATCTCTTTTTCACACTCTCCGAAATAACCTCTTCTAATTCACCTTCTGTAATATAATCCATTAAAGTTTCTTCGAATTCTACATTTATCCAAGCCTGTAACATAGCTGTATTTTCAAAATCTTCATAACTCAGATTTCTTAACTTAACTATCTGATCTACGGCATGTCTTGTTTCGTGATAAAATGTAGTTTTGATATTCTTAACCAAACTTTTATAATCCTTTTTGGCAATAAAAGGTCTATTTCTTCTAGAGTCAATGTTTACTATTACTACTACTTGATCGAATCCTGTTGTTTTATTAATAATTCTATAAGTAGATGTTCCGGATGTTGAACTTATTGTTTCTATAAGTTCTTCTGCTCTTGAATTTTTCTTTACCGGAATTTCCATTTTATGATTCTTTACAAACTTAGTAGTAAACCACCTCGTCATTTCTTTCTGTGTTCCAATTCCAAAATTAATTTCTACTCTATAAGAATCATGTTTTAATTTACTTATTTTCATATTCTTAAAAATTTAAACTCCTTAAGCTTTTTATTATTGCTTAAGGAGTATTGTTTTACATTATTTATTTTCTCTCATGTATAAGGCTTTAAGCCCTCTGAAAACGACTATACAAATAAGTATATAGTTCATCAGCTAAATTAAATCTACTTAAGTCAGCTTCTATATTCTCTTGAATCCGAACTAAATAATAGATCAGATCAAGCCGAGTACGAGTTTCCTGAAGTTGAAATCTAAGTATATCTCTAAAAGTGAAGATACTTATATAATCGATCTTAATTCTATATAAATCTTTAAACTTATCAACAGTCATAGTTCCTCTTTTTATTCCAGAGTTATTAATAAAATCAACTACTTCTGGGATATAATAAGAAATTACAAAGTTTGATAAATTATCTATAGGAAGTTTCGAAGTAAATGCTATAAATGTATGAAGAACTAAACCTCTTAGACTTATAGTATTATATATTACCTTATCTTCATAATCCATCTTAACTTACTGTAGTATGTTTTGTTTTTATTACTTTAGTTTTCACTATTTCATTCAAAAGTTTCGGCATTTCCTCTAAGTTATATCCGATATCTATATAAGTATCAAACATATCTTTAACACCGTAAACAGCATCTATACTAATCTGAATTATTCCGAATCCAAGTTTTTCTGCTTCTTTTACTTTTGCGGCAGTATCTTTTATTGCTGGAATTCCTCCATATCCATTTGCACAAGGGCTACCATCAGATATCACAAACATAATACAATTCTCTTTCGTGAACTTTCTAACTCTCTTTGCTACTTCTAGAATTGCATCTCCATCTCGATTTTGGGATTTTGCACAACTCTTAGATAATGAAAACTTAGGATTATAATGACTTCCTTCTCGATACACACTCAGATTTATATATCCGATCGAACCAATATCTGCAGTATGTCCATAAATATATAAATCAACTCCCAAACTTTTTCCGAAGGTTTCATTTAGAAGTATTGCAGCCTGTCTTGCTAGGATTTCCTTTTTTCCACCCATAGATCCAGACTCATCAATAAGAACACATATAGTTGATTTATTGGTTCTAACATGTCCCTGTCTTAGGTAAACTTGTGGAACTCCTTGATACGCTTCTGCAAGTTTTGTCGTATCTAAAATTCCAGACCTACAACCTTGGATATTAAAATCATAGTTCTTATCTGTTCCTGTCAATATCTTTTTTAATCTAGGAACATATTTTTGAACTGCTCTCACATCACGTAAATAATCATTCCTATCCCCTTTTGGTTTTTCAAAGAATACCTTATCAGAATCACCACGTTCTACTGTTCCCTCTAAGATTTTCATTGTTAGACTATCCTTTGATGATAATAGCCTAGATACTTTAGACTTATCTATCTTTCTTCCAGAATCTAAGTCAACTCCATACATTATACTAGTTATAGATTCAGTATCATTAATTAAGAATAATATTTTTTTTAATTCCGCCGGATCTATATCAGATAATTTCTTCTCCTTAATTATCTTAAATATACTTTCAGAAACACTACAAATATCTTTAAGATTTTCTGGATATGGAGTTATCTTTTCTTGAACTTCTTTGTATACCTCAGAATACTCCTCAAGAACCTCCTCTTCTATTAATCCAGGAAATCTAAGTATTCCTATTAATGTTTTAAAGAAAAGAATCAACTTCCTCTCCCTCATTATATTAAGTTTTTCCTCTAGAGTCTTGGAATTATAACTTTTTGCACAATCAATAAAATCTTGAAATCCCGGTCGTTCTGTTAGTAATAAATCCTCAACTCTATTATCCTCAAGAAGATTTATGAAAATTTTAATAATCTCTCCTTCTTCAAAAGTATATTTTTCACTTATAAAACTAAGAAAATTCAAATAAACTCTTAAGTAGGTATATCTTAAGTGTGCAGCCTCATGAAGACCAAATCCACAGAAGGCATTTATTTTTGTTTCATTATCTTCGGTGGAGTCAAATATCTTAGAAGGGACTGCTATTCTTCTTTCGGAATTATCTCTTTTCTCTTCTGAAAAATAATCTGAATACGAACTACTTTCATCACTACTCTCATTTAAATTTACTTTAATCGGGAAAGGAAAATCCATTATAGTTATCATATCTTTTACAGAACTATAAGCCTTTTCAATTAACTTAGATAATTGTGCATCCTCTTCCTTTCCAACAAATGAATATGAATAATAACTTTCTCCATACCAAGAACTTCTATTTATAGTTCTACTAAGCTCTCCAGAATTTCCAACAGATGATTTATAGGATTTTCTAAATATACTCCTACCCCATCTACCATCATCTTCGTCATCATAATAATCATCATAATCCTTTCTTTTCCACCAAGGATAATATGAGGTTGAAAAATGTTTACTCATAGTCTATTAATAAGATAATATTGTTTTATATACTGTACTTCTTTCTCCTTCCAAATTAGTTCCTTCATAGATTGGAAGATATACCATTTCCATAGCACTTTTCACACTCCAACCATCTGATACTAACTCTGAGATCATTAGTGTTTCTCGAATTGATATAGAAGTTGAGATCTCCTGTTTCTTTGAGAGTGATCTAATATTATTCGCTATCTTCACAATTGATCTAGCTACTTCTTCATCAATTCCCGTTCTATTAACCAAAACATTTACTTCTTCTGTATCTGGTATAATATTAAGTTCAAGAGGAAAAAATCGATTAAGAAGTGCTCGGTCTATCATATTAGTTCCAGTATATTCAGAACCTATATTAGCTGTTGCAATAAATGTTACCTCTGGATGAATTTTAATACTTCTAACTCCTTTCCCACAAGCTATTTCAATATTCAATTCCCGTCTATCATCTAAACAAGGAAACAATACATTATTAGCCCCAAGAGAAGAACGATTTAACTCATCTAAGAGAATTACACACGGTTCTTGAATTACTTTAGTGAACTTAGCATAATCAAATATACTTTTTCCATCTTCTAAGCGATGAACTCCAAGTAAATTTGAAATAGGATCAATCATAGAACCCATATCAAACACATGAAGAGGTATACCCATTCTAGAACAAACTTCTTTTACACAACTTGTCTTTCCAGAACCTGTAGGCCCTATAATCATCGTATTAACATGTTTTTTTATATTTCTCACTAAGATTCTCCAATTATCAGGGGTCATATAAAATCCATCCTTTGTAGAACTTGGAGAAATTAGTGATGCATCTTTAAGAATTGTTTCGAGAATCGTAGCTTTCTTTAAGGGATCTACGAAATCAATTCCAGTCAGAGTTTTATATTCTTTTTTAGCTTCTTCATCTTTATATGTTAATCTTTGAAATCCCTTTTGTGTATAAAACTTTCCACCTGAACTAAGATTAAGAGAAGTTGAGATAAATATAGTACCTTCTGAATAAACATCTCTTATCTTCTTAGGGCATTGTACATAAAGACTTGTAGATACATTAGAACCATCCTTCAATTTTTGTCCAGGGAGTGCTTTTACTTTCAAATTTCCTTTAACTAATACTGTCTCTAAAAAATAATACTTACTCATAATAATTTTTTCTTATAATAAATTAATATTTCTTTTATAATGAGATCAAGAACTACATAATAAAAATTCTTGATCATTAATAAGGATTATAGGGTTCGAAATATTTTCTTGAGGACTAAGGAACCTGGATTGAACAAGAGAATATATTGAGAAAACCTATAGGAAGTATAAATAGAAAAAATAAAATAAGGATTGAATAAAGAGATATTAGGATTTTTTAAGAAGGATTGAAAGAAAAGATAGTGGTTCTTAAAAAGTATCTAGTCCTAGCTCTTCCGAGTGCAAACGAGGTAAAGAGCGTTATGGACGATATCTTTTTAAGGTTCACGATAAGTATGAATATAATATTAGGTTTAAATTTTAATCTATCGTGAACCTCCTATAAGAGACGGCTTTTACGCCTTTCCCTAACGGGAGGCGAAGCCTCTCACTATGTTCGCTCTTATAGAAGAACCACTACTATGCAATTTTTTTTAATAGAATAATATATATAGTGTATGTATGTTTATTTATAAATTTAAATTGCTATTTTGCTCTTCTTATCCTTTCAAACTCTAATTAATGAAGTTAAGGTATCCTTAGTCTTCGATTTTATGTAACTGGATTCTGTATTAAAAAAGAATCTATTATTAATTAGATAATAAATTAAAAAAAATTAAATAATATGCAAAAAGAAAAGATTAAAGTACCGTCTGGAATTAGATATATTTCAGAATGGAATGAATTTAATTTTAGTAAATTTCCAGGGAAGTGTATAATAAATAAGCAACTCCCTGGTTGTGGTTTTACTGAATACTGTATTAGAAGTAATGAAAATATTATTCTATGTAGTCCTAGAAAGATGTTACTTAAAAATAAAAAGGATCAACATGAATTTGAAGTCTATTTAGTGGTAAATGAGTTAGAGAAAGAAGTCAATATTGATAAAGATCTTTCCAAAGTAGATAAAACAATAATAAAAGACACCATAGAAACTTCAGAGGAGAAAAATAAAAATATTTATAAGAAAATATATCATGAGATAGAAGAATATTGTATATTTAGATCTGTTAATGGTTTACCTTGTAAAATATTAGTAACCTATGATTCATATAGAATTGTTAAAGAAATTCTTGAGAAATTGGAACGTTTTCAATATTTTTATACTATTATAGATGAGTTTCAAAGTATTCTACATGATTCTAGATTTAAATCAGATACTGAATTAAGTTTCCTAGAGTATCTTAAACAATCACCTACTGCATACTTTGTATCAGCTACTCCTATGATGGACGAATATCTAGAAATGTTAGATGAATTTAAGGATCTCCCTTACTATGAATTAGATTGGGAAACAGAAGATCCATCTAGACTTATAAAACCCGATCTTAATTCATATGTAATGAGGACAGTTGGTGAAAAAGCATCTGAAATTATTCAAAATTATCTAAATAATGATTTCGAAGAGATAGTAGTTCTTAGAAATGGTATACCTACTAGAGTAATATCAGATGAGGCAGTATTTTATGTAAATTCAGTTAATCACATTACATCTATTATAAAGAAAAATAATCTTACTTCTGAACAATGTAATATATTATGTAGTGATACTCCTGATAATCTTAAAAAAATTCAAAAACGTTTAGGGAAGAAGTTTGTTATAGGAAAGGTGCCATTAAAAGGAGTTAAACCTAAAATGTTTACCTTTTGTACTAGAACTGTTTATTTAGGTGCTGATTTTTACTCTACTTGTGCTAGATCGTTTATATTTAGTGATAGTAATATAGATAGTCTTGCAGTTGATATCTCTGAAGACTTGCCTCAGATCTTAGGAAGGCAAAGACTTTTCGAAAATCCTTGGAAAAATTCAGCCAATTTCTATTATCGTTCTATTTGTGATTATAGAAAAGTTAGTCAGGAGGGGTTTGATAAAGAGATAGAAAGAAAAAAACGTGAAACTGAAAGCTTATTAAGATCATACTCAACTTCTTTGGATGAAGATAAGTTAACGTTAGCAGAAAGATATCAAACACTTGCAAAAACTCAAAATTATAAAGATGATTATGTAGCTGTGAATGAGTATCAAGGAGGAGTTTTAATACCTGTACTTAATAATTTAGTATTAGTAAATGAGATTAGAGCTTTTCAGATTCAACAATATGATTATGCAGATAGATGTTCTGTATTTAGCACAGTTCATAATAAATTGACTCCTGATGATATATCAAATCAAAAAGTTGTAGAGTTTTTAAGAATATATAAAAATTTAAAAACAATATATGATAAACTTAAAATGCTATGCGAATATGGATTATCTGAAGTGGAGATTGATATTGTTTTGGGACAGTTGAATGATAGCGATGAAGTTAAATCTTATTATACAATTTTAAAACCGGAAAAATTAAAAAATTTATATTATAATAGTACTAATATTAAAAAATATCTTGGAATAGTAACATTTAGTCCTGAACTTTTAGTTAATACTATTCATCAAAATTTTAACCCAGGAGAAAAATATAGTTTATCTAATCTCAAGGTTAAATTAGGAGACTTATATTCTAGTATTTCTTATACTGCAGTACCAAAAGCAAATGATATTCTTAATTATTTTGAGGTAAAAGAGTATATGACTACTGAGGTTGTAGATGGAAAAAAGAAGAGAGTAAGAGGTTATGAATTGTTAAAAAGAAAGGATAATTAATTATGATATATTTGATTAAGAGTGCAGGTTATGATGAGAATGAAAATTTAATTCATCTTCTCAAAATAGGTTATACAGAGGATAATAATAGAGATAGAAGATTTATGTCTTACAAACTTCATAATCCTACTTGTAAAATTTTATATGAAATTCCCAGTCTTTCAGAAGATATAGAAAAGAGAATTCAATATAAGTTTAGAGATTATAAGTATAAAGAATATGGAAATGAGTGGTTTTATTATAATGATGATGTAATAAATTTCTTTAGGGATATAGATAAAGTAGATTTGGAATCTCTTCCAAAGAATCCAGTTAGAGGCAGTAAAGAATTTAAGAAGATTAAGAATGAATGTAGGGAGGTACTGTCCTATTTCTTTAATACCAAGGATACAGAGGAGTATTTAGAGAATATAATATCTAAGGTAAAAGATCAATTATCTAAAGACTATGTAATAGAGTATCTTAGGAAGGATCCTAATGTGGGGAATGAGAGAGTAGATAAGTATTTTGAGGTATTAAGGTGTAGAGAGACTGGTATATATTGTGAGGATGATATAGTAAACCATGAGGTATCAGAATTTTTAAAGGTATATACAGGTTTAAATACTATATATGATAAGCTTAAGTTATTATGTGAATATGGATTATCTCAAGATGCCATTCAGATTGTACTTGGACAGATTGCTGATTCTGATGAAATCAAATCTTATTATACTACATTAGGATCTCAGAGATTAAAGGGAATGGGTTATCATGTTACTAAAATAAAGAGATCTTTAGGTATAATAACATTTAGTCAAGAACTCTTAGAATCTAGTATATATTCAGAGTTTAAGATAGGTGATAAAATAACTTTAGCAGATATAAAATTAAAGTTGGAATATTTATATAAGTCTATTAATTACGATGCTGCCCCTAAAGCAAAGGATTTAGAAAACTATTTTGAAGTTAAGAATTCTAGTATTTATGAAAATGGAAAGAAAGTAAAATGTTATATTATTATTAAAAAGAAAGGATAATTAATCAATGAAATATATAAAAATATTTAATTATTTTTCACTTAAAACTCTAATAAATGAATAAAAATAAATAATTATGGAGAATATAATAAATAGCTTTTTTATTAAGCAGAGCAGGATTACGGAACTTACTTTTGAATTTACAGAGAGATTATGGATTCAGTCAGTTCAATATGAAGTTAGTACAGTAGAGCATATTCCTTACATAGTAACAACAGGAGGACGAAATAAACTTTACAAACTAAAAGAAAATCCGGATGTTACAAAATATGGAGAGGATTTATATCATATTAGAAGTATTATGAAAGATTCTATAACGGCCGAAGATGTAGAGATAAACGTTATGTACCAGATTGATAAAGCAACGAGAAATGTTTTTAAGGTTTCTCACTTATACGTTGCTTTTGAAGATGGTACAAAGAAAATACTCTACAATGAAACGGCCGAAACTTATATGTGTATCTTGAGAACTCTTCAAACTAGATTTCCAGAATTAGTTTCAGGATTATTTGTTAAGATCGGAAATGATTATAAGTATTTCTTAGATATTGAACTATGAAAGTAATATTATCTAGTCATCTTCCTGGAGTTATTGATATCCTAATTCCGATTGCATTGCCTTTTAGAAATGTAGTAGAATTAGCAGGAGATTTACAGACAACCATGAAATCTATAGAAGAGAGGGATTGGTTAGCTCAAGGATATTATCTTAGTTTATCAGATAAGACTTGGAAGTGTTCTGATAGAGATAGAGTACTGTTTGTTCAGAATAATAAACTTCCTGATATAGCTTGTAAGAAGATAGGAATTAAACGATTATCAGATCTATTGTATGATAAATTTCTAGATAAACGTGGTCTTGATATTACTACAGTTGATAATCCTATGACTATTGAAAGTCTCTCTAAAAAAGAATATCACATCGGAAAATATAACCTCAAGAATGCAGATATAATGAGAGATTATCGTAGTGATATTTCCAGAGCAGAATTCGAAACTAGATCTATAACTGATAAACTTATTATAACTATAATATTAAAGGTTATAGATAAACATGGAGTAGATAAGTTCTTTGTAGGGTAGAAAAACGATGGGTTTGAAAAGACGTTAAATTCTTATATATGAGAAAATAAATTCTTTAAGATCAAAATTCATACACAAATACAACTATACAAAAACAAAGAAAATAATGAATTTTGATCATTAATTTTTCGCCGTTAAAAATCGAATGGTTTAGAAAACGGTAAAAGCCTTATAAGAGATAAGATAACAAAAATATTAACAAATTATTTTTCTAAAGAACAAGAATTATGGAAAAAGAAGAAACTAAAAAAGAAAAAAAATCTGGTTGGTTTAGTAGAAATAAATACACAATCGGAGGAGTTGCCGTTGGAATGGTACTTGGTGGAATAATAGTTAAATACCACAAACCAATAATATCCACTGGCAAGGGTATAGGAAATGCAGCTATAGGTCTTTTAAAGAGAAAGAAATCAGTTGCAACAACAGTTACCGGTATAGGAGAATCGGATATGATTCCTGAAGTAAAGCCGGAAATAACATCAGCCCCTACAAATGGAGGCAATGGTGGTTACAAGAACGGTGGTTACAGAAGTCTCAACAGCCACCAAAGAGTAAATAATGTTAACTTATAAGAAGGAGGATAAGAAAATGAAATTGACAAATTTTTTATATCTTGCAGTAGGATTTGGAACCGGAATAGCAGCAGTTAAGCTAGAACAGAAGTACGGTTACTGTGAAAAATTGATTGGAGACGTCAAAAAGAAGATCACTGGTGACGGTATTGAAGAAGTCGAAGAAATTCCCGCTGAGGAAAAGAAATAAATTTTCCTTCTTTTAAGTTTAGAGTATAGAGGTATTGAATTGCTTCTATACTCTTTTTCTTTATTTAGGTTATGAAAAACACAATGATGAAAATAGAAGATGATGAAGAAAAAGAAGTAGAAATAGAACAAAAACATAATTCTTGTTTATTGTTATCTCAGGGGAGGGTTCTGGAGGTCCATCCAGTTCCCTTCTTATAAAGAGATATTAAACAAGACAGATGAGTCAGCATCTATAAATAGCATATTAAGCTGACTGCGTTAAATAAAGAATTATAAACTTAAATATTAACAATAAAACTTAAAAGAAAAATGGACATTAAAAAAAGAGAAAAAATAGCGATGGGGAGTTACTCAGTAGCTAATGTATGTCTCCGTGGTATAAAGATAGGTAGTCAAATTATAGCTCTTATATACGTAATAGGATTCGGAGCTTCACTTATTGGAGACTTTCAAACAAAGAAAATTAGAAAAATTAATTCAAAAAGATAAAAATATGATAAATATTGGTTCGTTACTTGGTGTACAGAAAACAAGTACTACATTTTTAAAAGATAATAACAGTACTAAAACAATAACAGCTGAGTATTCAGAAAAAAGTTCTAAGATAATGATAGGAGTTGCGATGCTTAGCATTTTAGGAGTAACATTATTAGGTGTAGGAAGTGCACTATTTTCTAAAAACGGATCTATTAGTAAGCCTCAGGGGGGAGGAAATAATAGACCTCCCAAAAAAGGAGGAATGGTTCGTGGGATTAGCAGTGGACAAAGGGGATAAAAAGAAAAATAAACAAACTTAAAAGAAAAGAAAAAGAAATGAAACCTAAAAAATTAATACTAATTGGTTTAGGATTAGCCCTTGGTGGTTATCTGCTAGCCAGAGAAACAAAAAAAGAAATAAAAAAATTAGAAAAACAGAAAAAACAAGTCGATAATGCACTTGAAGGTCTTGGAATTTCTTCAGATATATTAAGAGAGAAATCTAATGAAATTGTCAATTCCTCCGAAGAATATAGCGAAGTCGACGAAGAAAATGACGAAAGTGATAACTTAGTACTAGCAATGTATAACGTTATCCAATTCGGCGATAGAAAGGGAAAGGTCAATCCATGGGATCTTGATCTTATTCGTATTCGCAATATAGTAGAAGAAGATAGATGGGGTAAAAAAAGGATAGTTAAGCAGGGATTATTGGATTGCGAGAACATCATTCACGTAAGTCAATCTGACACTAGGTTTGGAAAAAGGAAATTAGAATTTATTTTCGAAATTCCAACAACTGCTTATAATAAAAATCTATCTGGTTATCCAAAGATAAATGATTATAAAGATACGTTTAGTGAATTAGGAGATACCTTAAATCAAGAGTTTATAGGTACAGAAGATGAAAACATTGACCGTTTCTTTGTTGGATATTATATACTTTCTTATAAAATAAAGGGAGTAACGTATACAAAAGTAGTAAATGAAGAGACTGGTGAAACTCGTACTTATGAAAAAGTATTTCAGGCAGCAGTGGAGATTCCTAAGAGAGATTATGAATCTTATAATGTTTATTGGCCTGATGGAAGACTTAAATATAATGGTTTTTCAGAGTTTATGCAAGACTTATTCGATTATACAGATGGACGTAAGAGTTTGAGTAAAAAACTTACGGGTCATATTTTCGAGAATATTGCATTTTTCAGTAAGGAACTAAATGATCTTGGAAAAACTCAAGAAGATGTATATGATGTAAAAATAGCATCTACTTTTCTAGGGTATAAATTAAGATTTCCGATGAAGGATGAAATTGACGATGAACCTGGAGTAGATTTATATACAGCTCTTGATATGCTTCATTATGTAACTATTCCTGAAAACTTAACAATCTATAAGAGAAGGAGTAATTTGCATGGAACATATTCAACAAAATATAATCACGTAATGTTTCAAGCAAGAGATACGAATCCAGTGTATAAAGATCTTGGGTTTGATATCATGCTTTACTATACTGTGGATATAGAAGATGAGGATAAGAAGGATTTTGTAAATCGAAAGATAGATATCGAATCCATGGAGTATGAACTTGGAGAAGAAAAGTCCCTGGAAGAAAAAGCCGAAGATGAGGAAAAGAAAAAATAAAATAAAAATTAAACTAGATAGAGGTAAAATTCTATCTAGTTTTTTATTCTATAACTGAGAAAATCAATTATCAAAAGAGATCTCATTTATTTTATTATCACTTTCTTCTTTTAGTCTTTCTCCTGGATCTTTTAATTCTTCTTTTATATACTGATTATCTATAAAAGAGAATACATCAAGAGGATATTTTCCAACAGATCCACTATCTTTATATTCTTTGATAGCATTACTTAGAGAATAAAGTGGATCTTCTTTCTTTTTGTTCCTAATATTTTCAAAAAATTTGGATATAATTTTTCTTAGGGTTCTTACTTCTTTATGAAATCTAAAATCTTGTTTCTTTTCTTGAACTATTATTTCTATGATTTTATTAATAATTACTATAACAGAATCCCCTGCAGTTAACTTTTTATTTCTAAGTCTCTTAAATTCTTTTTTAAGAAATGGTTTATAAAGATATAATATTCTTCCATAAATCTCTATATCTTCAGGTCGAACAGATTGATTTATTCTTTCAATAGTTAATTTAACAGTATGAATATAGGATTTAGTAATACCTATATATCGATGTTCATTTTCTAGAAATTGTGTTAACTCACTAAATAAAAATCCAGTTATATCAAGTAATCCCTCTAAATACATATCCTCAGGAACTTGGATATTCTCAGCTATTCTTTTTTCAATATCTTTCATATTAATATAATTTTAGTTTTACATAATTAAGATTTAGGACCTTTTATAGTAGCAAAATCCTTATTAATGTAGTAATGTAAAAAATAAAACGATTATGGCATTAACTAGAAGTCAGAGAGAAATAATAATTAATGAAGTAAAAAAATTGTATATTAAAGAGTTTGATGAAAGTAAAAAACTACATAATGAATTAGTAGATTTTATTTTTGATGCGATCTTAGAATGTTTAACTCCAGAAGAAAAAGAGTTTACATTGAAGTATCAAGATTGTCTAAGTAATATTCAATTATTTGATTTTACAGGTGATGGAGTATTGGGAAAAGAGTTTCCTGATGAAGGTATAAAATGTTTAAGTTGGGGAGATAATCTTTATTATTATTCTAAAGGAATAAGAATTGAAAAACAAATAGACGGGAATTTAATACATGCTCCTAATCTATTTAAAGGTAGTAGTGAATGGAGTAGTTTTAAACACCTAAATCCTAAATTATATAAAGAAGCTTTAAATAAACTTAGAGAATATGTAATAGTCTCTAAAAGAGCATGTGATAAATTATTTGAATTGGAAGAAACCTTAGAAAATAAAAACTTAACTCTAACTGCTTTAAAAACTAATTTTATAGAACTTTATAATATATTAAAATCATGATTCTAGATAAAGATAAAAGTAAATTAATTTCGAGAGATATCTTATTATCAACCTATAAAGAACTTTTAGATAACTCAGATCTTAAGAAAAAATTAAAAAAATTAGAAGAACTGATTAGAGAATTAATAATTGAACTTTATAGAAAGTATGTATTTTCTGAAGAGTTATTACATTTATTTGATAAGTCCCAGAGAATCGCAAAAATTATGAAAGTTGTTGATATAAATTTTGAAGTTCTAGGATTATGTGATTCTCCTCATGGTTATTATCCTAATAAGATACTAACATTGGATTCTGAAACACCTATCGGATATGCTGTAAATATAGGTAGGTGGGTAAATGTAGAAGATACTTTTGGAATAGGAGGTTTGCCTGATTGTGGTGATGGTACTTATAAATTAATGAATGTTATAGATAAGTTTACACCAGAAGAAGTAGATGTTCTTAAAAATGCTTATATAGATCTCTTTAAAACAACTTATGCAATAAGAAATTTTAAAGGTGGACAGGATAAATACCTTCCGGAAGGTATAAAAACTTATGGACAACTACATGATTATGATATAGAAATCTTTGAAATAGCTTATAATAAATTTATACAACAAAGAGATGAATTAAAAGCAAAAAATGATGAATCTCGCTTAGATAAAAATGATATTCCTGGAAGTTTACAACGACTTAAGAGAATACTTGAACTCTAAGAAGAAAATAAAAAGAGAGAAACCTATTAAGGCCTCTCTTTATTTTTTTTTTAATCTAGACTATTAACACTAAGTATAATTCTAGTAACTGCCTCATCATCCACATCTCTATCAATTCTTGGATAATGAATTACTTCTACTACAAAAAAGTACATAGTCCCTGTGTTTTTGTCTAATGACATGGATATAATATCAGCATATTCTTCTGCATTTTCCACATCATTTGTCATATTTTCTCTTACATACTCTGCAATGTTTCTGCTGAGTACTACCTTATCCCCTTTTCTTGGGATGTTTTCAAATTCTAGGGTGATGTGGATAAAACATTCTCCACTAATTCCCATAAATGAACAGTCTATTCTTTTCATAATTTCTTGTTTTTCTCAATAATAAGGCTTTGAAGGTAAAACTCTTATAGATGTAATAAAAATTAAAGAATATGAATGAAAACTATGTATTAGTAAGATGGCCAGAATCACAAGAATTTATGGAATGTGATTGGTTTAGAGATGAAGCAATTTTAGCTTTGGGACATGAAGATCAGACTGGAAGTAGTGCATATTTTATTCCAGAATCTAGAATCTTAACTAAAGAGTATGTTCAACAAAGAGTAGCAGAACTTTGTGGAGATTATGAAGTTACACCAGAAGAAGAGGATTATTCTAGTAAACAATGGTGTGATGAGGCTTTCCCATATGAAGGTGGAATGTCTTTAAAAGAATTAATTGTAGAAATTGCTCTATTAGTAAGAAAAAGATCAACTCTTCAAGACGATAAAAAATACGACGGAGAGATGTAAAAAAATTGAGAGGAACCTATTTGAATGGTATCCTCTCTTTATTTTTATCCTACTTTTCCAGTTCTAAATGCTCTGGACTTTAAAATTTTACAACCTTTCTCTCCATGATAAACAATTAAATCGAATTTATCAAGATCCGGTCCAGTAAAATTTGTATGACTCAGGTTCATCATAGACAAAGTTACTTCACCTGTCTTACAATGTAGGTCATCATCTCCTAAAATTAATGTGTTAAGTACAAATTTATTCATTTCCTGATTCTGATATTAGTAAATCTAGATTTTCTCTAATTGTTTTCTCTGGATGTGAACCTACTAATCGATTCTGAAGTACTCCATCTTTAAAGAATAGTAGTGTTGGAATGTTTCTTATACCAAATTCTGATGTAAGTTCTGCACATTCATCAACATCACATCCGTAAATATTAACTTTCCCTTCATATTCGGTTGCTAATTTTTCAACGATTGGTTTAATTACTTGACAACCACCACACCATTCAGCAGAATAATCTACTACTACAAGTCCTTCATTAATCAGGTTTCTTTCACTGTCTTTTAACTCTTTCATAACTCTAATTTATATAATAATTCTAATTGTAATCTAGTTAATACAAATACTTTTGTTTCATTTTCTACCTCTCTACATATTAAGTCTTTTTTTGAACCTAATCTGATAAGAGGAGATGTACCTGTGGAATCTATAATCTCTACTCCACCTGTACTAGTATCATGAGTTTCTAATGTTACATTACCAAGACCATCTATAAACGTAACTTTGCTCTTATCTGAAATCCAATCAGGTACAGATCCAACTCCATACTCCCAAACTTCTATGTATTCTGGATAAGCTGAGTTTCTTCCTGATTGTTTATATCTTTTAGTCATAATTTTCCAATATCTAAATCCTCTATGTTATAATCTAAACAATCTATTCCACTTGCCTTAACTAATCCAGCAAGAAGATATCTAGGGTCTGGATCAGTAAAGGTATCAATAAATTCTTCATCTAATTTTTCCAAGAATATTCCTATCGTTGTATTCCTGAAATAAAGTATAGAAGAATTAGATCCCCAAGTACAATACCTGCAATCTATATAATCAGTTGGATCAGGAACATCTACTCTAGTCCATGGAAAAATAACAGACTTCAGAATATGTCTATGATAAAAATATAAACATTCATCAAAAATACATTTCCATTTCTTCTTTCTTTTTTCTTCAGACGGTGTATAGTAGAAGTTATATAGTTCTGTTGATGATAATCTACGAATCTTAAACACTGGCTTAATAATTCTAGACTGATTTATTTTTTCTAGGTTTTCAAAAAGTTTAGGTGTAGATTCTTGTAAATCCTGACATCTAGATATTGTTATTCCGATGTGCTTCCCAAATATTTCTTTATCATATTGTAGAGCCTTAAATATAGTTCTCGGTAAATTTCCAGAACTATCTATAAAAGCACAAGCCTGATAAAGAGTTGTTATCTTTTCTTTACTAATCTTAGAATTGTCGAAATGGGAATCAGAGAATATGAATACTATATCACTAATCTCAGAAAGTTTACATAATCCAGTATGTATATTATCTGGAAGAGGGTAGTAATCATAATCCATTAATATAATTGATATCATAAGATGACGTGGCTGATTAACTACGTACATCTCTTCTTTTGTTGGTTTCTTAATCATAAAATACTTGTCTAACTTTTTCCCAATCTACATAAGGTCTATCACTAAAATCTGGATTATATATAAGAGGACATCCAAGAGCAGCATCATCTATATAAAGATCTGCATGTACTTTTGGAGAACTAGTCCATCTTCTTTGTCCAGGATCTTGATTAACTCCATACAAAGGGATATCATTCTCTTTAAACCATTCAACTGCATCTTCAAGTTCTTTCCCTGATCTCATAGTATTAAGGATTAACTTATGACCTTTTTCTACTAGCTCTTTAAGAACAGGTACTGCACCAATATCCTTTCCGATTTTAGGATATTCATGAGTAACACAGGTTCCGTCAAAATCAATTCCAATTTTCATAACTTTTCTATTGTTTGTTCTTCAGTATCTAATATAAAACATTCTCTACAATCTAAACATGCAAATGTCTCTTCTATTCCTGGAGATGGTCCAAAAAATTCCTTGGCTAATTGAGTATGACCAAAAATCTGAAATACTCCAAGAAATGTATTCTCAAATTCTCTTACATCAGACCATATACATGATCCATAAAACCCATAACCACCTCTAAGTCTTGACATATACCACAAGTGATTATACATTAGATGTTGTTCCTTAAGAAGTGTATCTAGGTCATCACAACCACAAGTAATTTTCATCCACTCTTCTACAACACCTGCATGAGAAAATAAATACTTTCCTTCTTTGTATAATACTTGAAATAATTCTTGATTATCATTAAATATCTGTTCGATTTTTTGTGCATTCCTAAAGTCATATCTACTACAAGGAAGTATTTCTTTTAATAGATTCATATAGTGATAATCATGATTCCCTATTAACAAAATAACCTTCTCTAGGAATTCTTTTTTGAAGTCTATTATCTTCTTTAATTCTTCTATTGCCTTCTTTGGTGAAATACCCTCGACTGGATATGGGTCTAGATAATCTCCTAGAAATACAACTTGATCTACTTCATTAATCTTTTCTTTCGCTAGCCTCCAAAACGTCCTACCATGAACGTCTGGAACAATTATTATTTTACTCATCTTGATTAATTATTTTATATTCAATAATAAGGAAAGAAGGTCTGTCAGAGAGTAAAATAAAGACCCTAAGGATTTTTTCCCTAAGGTCTTTTTATTATTTAATCAAGTCTTTCATCATTATACTTACTTTTTACTAATTCACCATTAATATTATGCCATATAGTTTGATTAGAAGATCCTCTAAATCTAAGTTTTCTATCTTTTAATTCATCTATATATCTTCCATCAACTATATAATCACACAAATTAATAACTTTCATTTGTTCTTCAGTTAATTCAGAAATATAAAATCCAGTCCATAACCAAATCTCTTTTTCTGGCCAAGTTTCCTTTATTTCTTTTAATAATTCACTAAGTTCTGTAGCTTGAAGTAAAGGTTCTCCACCTAAAATAGAAACTCTCTTTACTCCTTCTATTAATTCAAAAAATTCTTTTTTTTCTTTCTCAGTAAATTCTTTTCCTCCATCCAAAGGCCAAGCTACTTGATTAAAACAATTCTTACAATGGAATAAACATCCTTGTAAAAATAATGAAACTCCAATGTAAGGTCCATTAGATATATCTATTTTTCTAATAGTTGCGTATCTCATAGTTTTCAGGGATTTTATAATTCATGATCATCTAGATGAGTGTATCTATCTCGTATCTCGGCTGTACGCCCTTGATTCCAAAAATTGGAACCAATATCAATAATTACTATATTATTTATATAGTTTAAGACTATATCTTTTAATAAAATTTTTATTAATTATTATACTTAGTCGTTGAACAAGTTTATTTTTACTTGATGCCGATTTATATTAATATCTTTCCGGCAATTTTAATAATTTAACGTGAGCTAAATTTAACCCACACGTACGTCTAGATACATGAAGTTTGTGTTGATCTTCACAGCCACATTGAGGACACCTCCAAGACAATTTATTATCCTCATCTATAATTTCTATCTCACCATCATATCCACAGTTAGAACAATAATCTGATTTTGTATTTAACTCTGCATAAGAAATATTATCATAGATGAACTTTATAACTTCTAAAACTGCTTCGATGTTAGTACTGATATCTGCAGACTCTATGTAAGATATCATACCACCAGAACTATATGGTTGAAGTTCTGCCTCAAATTTTAACTTATCAAGAGGATTAATTTCTTCTTTTACATTAATATGATAACTGTTAGTAATATAAGATTCATCAGTTATGTTCGGTATAACTCCGAATCTATTCTTAAGACACTTTGCAAATTTATAAGTTGTACTTTCAATTGGAGATCCGTATACACTATATCCAAGACCATTCTCCTCAGATTTCCACTTATTACAAGCATCATTTAATCTTTGCATAATTTGTTTTGCAAGATCGATATGTTTTGTATGAGATTCCCCAGTTAATGCCATAACGCACTCATATAAACCAGCATAACCTAGAGAAATTGTACTATACCCACCAAATAATAATGGATCAATCACTTCTCCTGGTTTTAATCTTGCAAAAGCTCCATGTTGCCATAATATAGGAGCTACATCTGATTTAATTCCAAGTAAACGTTTATGTCTAATTTGTAATGCTTTATGACATAATTCCAAACGTTCATCTAGAATTTCCCAGAACTTATCAATATCTCCTTCTGCAGATAATCCTGCATCAGGAAGTGATACTGTTACAACACCTTGATTTAGACGACCATAGAATTTATAATTTCCATTTTCATCTTTCCAAGGTGATAAGAAACTGCGACATCCCCAAAGTTAATAATTATTAACTTTTAGACTATATCATATTCTTATTGCTATTACCACAAATAAGAACCCTACCATTTCAGAATTTATTATTAATAATAAATTCTTACGATACTCATTTCCATATTAGTATTTCTCTAATATTTATTTTCTCTAGTCGTTAGGCTTTTATATTAAATATAATAAATATCTTTTATTTTATACTTACGAAAACCTTTATTTTTCTTTTGTAACCAGTACTTAACAGTTACTCTAGAAATTCCTAGTAATTTTGATAAGTCTTCTTTAAAATTATAAATTTCTTCAAGTCCATTATCATAAATTATCTTAAAAGGTTTATAATTTTTATGTTTAGATCCACCAACTTTATAAGAATGACGTTCGTTTTGTTTTCTAGTACACCACTCTAAGTTATTTACATTACTATTTAATTTATTTCCATCGATATGATTAACTTCAAGATAATTATTTGGATTAGGTATGAATAATAAAGCTACTAATCTATGTCTAAAGAATCTTTCCTTCTTTATAGAATTATTTTTATTATATAGATAAATTCTTGGATAACCTGCATTATTAGTATCTCCAATGATTAGTTTCTTTGTTATTTTATTTCTAACTTCTCCAAGTTCATTTATTTCATAATAATTTTCCCAATTAGGTATATCTTTCCACATAAAAATATTTTATATTTAATAATTTAGCACGGTAAGTTAGCAATTAATGCCTTCTCCGTTTAAGTAGGTTTTTCGAGTAACATCACTGTTACAAGGCACAGGATACTCTATGCTCGGGAAACAGTTTCCTTCTTTAAGTTCCTTCATTTTCTTTTCAGAAATATAATCAGGAACTAATCGTTTAGCTGAACACTTAGCAGCGAGTTTAGTAAGATACCAATATTTACTATTTTCATGTATATTATCTTCCTCAAGAGCATATATCAATTTAGGAAATGCAGGAGTTACAAATACTCCATCTTCATTAGGCATTCCTTGGATACGTTGTTCTAGGAATTCTTGAATTAACATGGCTAATTCTTCTTTATATTCTGAAGTTTCGCCTAGATACATAAATACTGTTAAAAATGGGGACTGCATTTCCCCCGAATTAGACTATATCATCAACCACTATTAAATGGTTGGAGAGCGCTTCGGAATAAGGAATTTCGCCTTAAACCTACTCCTTTCGGATAGTCGTTTGACCTTCTAGAAACTTATTCATTTTCTAGCTTGGCACAGGATTAGATTTTAATCTTTCCCTGTTAGCAAAATTTTAAACTATCATTTCCTATAGTTCCGTATTATTTACGTAAATTTTACACCTAAGATTTCTTAGTTCACTCTCTACATTGAAAAATATTACTACTTTCCCGGGCCAGTAAAATTCGACCATTTGTGTTTGTCATACTATTAATTTGATAATTAAAAGTTTGAACTGAGTCTTTAACTTCTTTTTTCAAATCAATAGTTGCTAATTTCTCGCTAAGTTCTTCATCTAATCCAGCATCTTTATATTTTTTCAGATAACCATTATAACTATCTCTTACAAAAGGTGCTAGATGTGTTAATGTTATTGTACATCCTCCATATTGTGAAGATGATACTGCAGTAATTATCTGCGTTGCAATTGTAGTAGCTGTAATTAATTTATGAGGTTTAAATATTTTTGTCTTATTTATACATGTTCCATTTTGAAGCATGTCCTCAAGATTAATCAAACAGCAATTATTCATCGCAAGTTGGCCTATATAGTCAAGATCGTGTATGTGAATCAGGCCTTCATCATGAGCTTGGATAATTTCAGGAGGGAATATTTTTCGTCTAGCCATATCTATACTAACAATTCCAGCCATATAGTCTCTCTGAACTGTTAAGAGCATAGAATCTTTATTAGAATTTTCAGACTTCCAATATTCACTATCTCCTGCTAATAATTCATTTATTTGTTCATCGATAGTATTAGATTGTCGTTGAAATTCTCTAACACTTCGATATCCTTCATAAGCTTTTGCAGTTAACTTATGTCCTTTCTTTATTAACTTGTCATATACTAAATTTTCAATCTCATCAATAGTACATGAACCTTTTTCTTTTAATTCTTCTTCAATTTCTTTAGAGATATTAAAAGCTACTTTTGGACTTTTAATACCACTAGATTTCATTGCATTAAGAATTGCTTTTTCTATTTTTTCAGAATTAAATTTTTCAGATTTACCATTCCTTTTAGCAACTAGTAAATCTGATACTGTATTTACATCTTCACTCATATGTTTTTATTTTTCTTTATTTGTTATTTCTTACTAGGATCAAATTCAAATCCCAAGTCATTTACATATTTTTCTGCATCTTTAATATTAATAACTTCATCAATTTTATTATACTTTTGTGTAAATTCAACATATGCATCTTGATGTTCCATATATTCTTGAACCCCTCCTGGAAATTCTTTTGCTCGGGTAGGTTCTCTAAGAATAACATCTCTAACAAAATCAAAATCTTTCTGAACTAATAATATTCTCCTTGGTGTATAGTACGAATTTTGCTCACATAAGATATCTTCTTCATGAACTACATCCTTAATCCATTTCGAATTTTCACCGATTTCTCTATTATTCTTGTAGTAATAATAAAGCATATCGGATACTCCCCTTTCTACTAAGAGGTTATTCACTCCAGGAGGCCAGTTATTTTTTATAGCATTCCTCAAGTTACAAAGATGAAGAATAGCATAATTTCGATCATCTTGCTGTGTTCCTAAGATATTTTCCCAATGTTTCCAAGGTTTAATATCAGACCACATAACATTATACAGTCCAGGGCATCTTGTTAATATTGATTCTATGGTTGTTGCTTTAAATGTACCAGAACATCCATAATACATAGTTATAAATCTAAACATAACGTAAATTTTCTTAAAAAATCTTTCTTTTCTCTTACAAATATTTTTCTTTCACTCTCAGGAACTTCTACATAACCTTCAGGAGTACAGTGTTTATACTCTTGATAGATAATACAGTTTTCCCATTCTCTTGTTTCTGGATTTTTCATTATCGCATTTTCTTGAAGTACTATATAATGATTCTTAGTACCTTCATATTCTACTATTTTTTCCATATTTACTATTTGTTTTAGAAATAAATTGGGAACCCACACAACACGAATCCCCTTTGCATAAATAAGGAAGTCACGGGTCGAGAGATCACTTTTCATCGATTTGGAGGAAAGATAAAAAAGAGACTGGATTTTCTCCAATCTCTTAATGTATAGTATATATTAACTTTCATATTTAAGAATATAATAACCTCTTATAGATTTCGCGCCGTACAATTTAGCTCCCGATCTGGATAGCTTTTGTGTTACGTGAAAATATGTGCTACCTCCTCCCGAACTAACTCTTACTTTCTTAGGTTGATTCGGCGCGGGAGTCACAAGGTCTTTTTTCTGATACCCTGGCGCTACTACATTCCAAGGTCCATTCTTAAATACATTATAGTAACCTTTATTATGATTTTCATTTTTGAATTCATAGACACCTGGAACTGGTACATTTAGTTCAGTTCTCTTGCCTTTCATCATATTCCCAACAAATTTACTGTCTGGGAGTGAATTATAAGCTTTATCTCTTCTTCGGTATATTGCATATCCTGCTGCAACACCAAGAGATAATACTGTTATGATTTTTAATCCAAAAATCAATCTATCTTTTGTTTTCTTTTTCATTCATTTATTATTTATTATCATTTATAAGGCTTTCAGGGTTCTCTTTTTCCTTCTCTTCGAGATATTCTATAACTCTCCAAAGAACATAATAAGTCAATACCGCTAAAGAAAATACTATTAAGATAGCAAGAGTAATCTTTATATTTTTTATTTCACTATTTAATGAAAAGAAAGCAACTAAATCAACTGGAATTAAATAAAATAATATTGTTGCTTTTATTTCTTCTCTTACGATTTCTCTAATTTTCTTTTTCATAATTTTCTATTTAAATTTTAGTTTTACATAAATAAGGTTGTCAATCCCTTATATTTGCAATGAAAATTTAATTTTATATATTATGGTAAATAGCGAAAATTTTATTATTCCAAAGAAAATTAACGTCGGATATCAAGAGAGATCTGACTGTTATACTAAAAAACTTGGATTCATTACTTACACAGACTCTTCGACAGGGATTTTGAAAAAAGAAAAATCTTGGAATTCTTGGAGAGATCATAAAATCAAAGATGATGAATTTGAGAATGTTCCGATGGAAGGTTTTATAGTGAATCGTTCTGTTGGTGGTGGAAAAGTAGGTTGGAATTATAGACAAGCTTATTGTAGAATTTGGGATCCAAGGGGGTTTGAGATTGAAATAGGAATTGATAATTTCTTATGGATATTAGATTATTGTGATAGCTTGGCTGGAAAGAAAATAATCGGAAAATGTGTTTATTCTTGGATAGGGACAGAATTAGTTCTCCTTCCGATTAATACAGAGGAATATAGAATTTCTTCTGAGATAATGAAGAAACGAGAAGTAATAACAAAAGATCTTAAACCCGCCGAACTTAAACCTGGATCTTTATACAAACTTAAAAAACTACCTTGGAAATATTCAGGAATTTCTAAAAACTATGAAGAAAGGAAAGCAATATTTATTGGAGAAGCTAAGTTTGGAAAAGAACTAGGGAAGAAATATGAAACTAAACTTTTATTTTATGATCCAGGGAGTATAGAAAAAGAGGATTTTGTATTCACTGAAAGTATTAAAAGTGTAGAATTCGAAGTTTGTCCTAGGGTATTATCAGATGGAGAGATTAAAGAAATCATGGATCGTTTTGAAATGACAGCTTATTCTTGGAAATTCTGGAATAGCCCTATAGGATTTATTGAAGAATTTTATCGTCAAGATTCAGCCTTAGAGAGTCGATTAAAGAATAATCATGAAGCTGCTGAGAAGAAATGTCATGTTTATATAGATGATCTTGGAAAAACTATTAATTTCTATAAATCATATATTCAATACTACAATTATAATTCAGGATATACCTATAGTAGTTATATCAGGACAAAGAATATTTCAGACAAATATTTATCTTATAAGTTTGATTTTTCTGGTGGTAATATAAAAGTTTCTGAAAAAATTTTAGACTTGGGAAAAATCTTTAATGAATATTGGAATTATTATGGATTTAGAACAGTTCCATTGAATAAAACAGTATATCCAGAAGCTACAGAAGAAGATTGGATTAATTTAGGTGAGAATTTAAAAAATTCGGAAGAAATTCCTAAGACTTATATATTTTATAAGACAATATCTGGATATTATTCAGAATCCCTTCAAAAAGTTCTTTCTCAAGAAGCAATAACCTCTGGAAAGTCCTTAGTTAGATCAGATCTTATTATTTATCTTCCTATTAAAAAATGAAAAAACCAAAACTATATTGTTACAGTCATACAGAATTTGATATGATGTGCAGTTCTTGTGGGTGGAATGATGATAATCTTCCGAGTAATAGTTGTTTTATATCTATCATTGGGACTCCTGAATGTCAAAAATATTATTTAGAAGAGGATGAATTACATTGGTTTAAGAAAGATAATTCCTCGGTTGTATTAAATCTAGAGTTTGATGATATACCTTCTCAAGAAATAGAATGGAAAGGTCATAAATTTTTAGGAATAACTCAAGAACAGGCAGCCGAAGTAGTAGATTTTATAGAGTCGAATCTAGGAAAAGACATATATGTTCATTGTAAGGCTGGAAGATCAAGATCTCAGGGAGTAGTTAGATTTATTCTTGATATGTACCCTGAGATTTATGATGAATCTTGTACTCGGCCGGAAAATAAATGTGTCTCTCCTAATATATATGTAGTTGGAGAACTTAAACGGGCTTATTATAAAAAACATGAATTATATGAAACAGATAATTAAAAACGTTAGAGATTGTTATAACCACATCCCCTATACTTGGAAACATTGGATTGCATTTATGAAAACAGAGAAAAAACTTCTTGGATATCATTCACACTGGTTTCATGATTGGGATAAGTTGATACTATTTATATTCTTTCCATTCCTAGGTGAGAAAATAATAAATAATTTTCATCGACAAATTCAATCTCATCATCCAACTTACTATGAAGATGATATTTTATTTGGAAAATGTCCAGCTGAAGTAGATTGGGTAGAAGCTGTAATTGATTGGGAATGTGCAAGGATAACGAAACCTGACAAACCACTCAATGCTAGACAAACTCTCGAGAAATATTATCCACAGTATAAAGAATTCGTTGAACCAATCTTAAAAGAACTTGATTTATGATAGCTGCTACGTTTTATATTGGAATTATAGTATTAATAATATTATACTATATAATAATATCCAATACTTATGATACAAAAGGTTTTATAATAGGAACTTCTCAGTATACTCCAGAGAGAAAAATAAAAATAGAAAAAACATATCTTTCTGATCCAAGTACTAGGAAAACAGAGAGAAATTGGGATAGAAATATTATTTTAGTAAAACCGATAGATGATAATAAAGAAGGTAAATGGAAGAAAGATGATATTCTAATCTTCAGGAAATATATCGGACAGTCAATAAAAAAGAAATACATTATCCTACAAAATCGAAGAAAAGAAAAGAGAATAGCTTATTGTACAGTGGAATCCTCTGGTTTTCCTCCGATTTTTGATGGTTCAGAGACTTTAATAGAATATGAAATTATTGGAGTTTTAGAATCATCCTATACACCCCAAAAGTCTTATAATTGAAGAAAAATATAGTTTTTTATAAATGGTGTTAATTTTTATGAAAACCCTACCTGTTCGTGATGAATGGGTAGGTTTATTTTTCTTCTAAAAAGAATAATAAAAAAGGAGCGTAAAAGCTCCTTTAATTTTTTTTAAAACTTACTTAATATTTTTTCATACCAATTCTTATCTTCTTCGAGTTTAGATGATACATACTTATCAGTTAGTTTATTTCCGTACTTAATAACAAAATCTCTAAACTCATCAGAATTCATAGATCCATTCTCTCCAAGATATAATGCAACTACTTTTAATAACTCTTTTTCGTCTTTCAAGATATTCACTACATCTTGTCTAAGTTCTGAAAATCTACTAGCTACCATTTCGTTAAGATATCCATCATATTCTTTATAAGGATGTTTGACATATAAACCTTCATTATCTAAGAATCCAGAAGGTATACCACCTGCTGTACTTTCTTCTGTTAAATGATTCGTATATGAATAAGGTTCAAAATACCCACATCTATAAGCCATCTCAGAGAAAAAATCCCATGCGTTTTCAATATCACTTCCAGAACCCATTAAACACTTCTCTGGATATTTTCCATAAACTAGATTCTCAGCTTCATAACCAGCGAGACATATCCTAACCTCTGAATCAACATCTCCTCGACTATCAATTTCTCCTTCTTTTTTTGGATCATAAGTATTACAAAATCCTCCATCTCCGGTAGCGACAGAAACTATATTAACTGGATAAACACCAGTCTCATGTAAAGCTACTATTGCATGTCCAGCTTCATGTACAGAATTTATAAATCTTGTTAATCTTCTCTCTGGATTCCTTAATTCTCCAAGTTGTAATGGAATTTCTATATTTACTGTTTTTCTTGATTCGCCAAAAATAATACTTAGTGACGTTTTATCTATTTTTAATTTCTTTTCTGTTAGATCTGTTTCCTTAGTAAGAGTTATCGTCACTTCTTTATCTTCGGCGATACGATTAATTAAAATATCACTTAGAAGAGGAGTTAATAGAGTTCCGATAGTAGTATAAACCGGTCTTACACCTTGTACTGGAAATACTCCCTCTGAGTACATAAGATCAATTATATTTTCAGTATAATTAATTTTTATTCCTTCAGTTTCTAAAAATTTATCTGCTATCCTAAATAATTCTTTCTTAATAATCTTAATAAAATGTTCTTTCTTTAGTGTCGGATATTTTATTAAATTATTTCCAAGTCTAGCTATTTGTTCTGCTCTGAATCTTTGTTTGAGAGCTTCTTTAATATCTGAAATTGATACTTTACTTGTTTTATCATAGAAAGTATTAGCATCCATATCAGGATCTAAATCAGATTCTACTTTAAAAGCCTCATCTAAATTTCCAAGAATAAATACTAATGATCTTGAACAATCTAATTCTTTCGGTTTAGATATAATTATAGAAACTTTTTCAAGAATATGACTAAATTCAGATATATTTTTAGAGTTATTTAAATCAGTGATTATTTCATACCCGTATCTAGGTTTATAAGCATTGAGTTTTTTTACAATTGTTCTCATATCTCTATCTTCCAAAAGTCTAAGAGGTCTAAATATATCTTCTTCCTCATCTTCATCATCATTAGTCTTTATGAAGGGTTTTGATACTTTTACTTTAGCAGAATCATCACCATTTAGAAGCTCTGTTACATTTCTTCCATAATAGAATAATCCAAGATTTTCTAAAACTGTCTTAACTTCTTCTCTAGAGGTTACTTTTCCAGAATCTAATTTTATTTCTGGATGTTCTTTAGAAAATTGTTTAAAATCTTCTACAAAATTTCCGAAATGTGTTATATCATATCTATACTCTGAAACACTAACTTTTCCATTATCTATAATATTCCAAATTGGTCGAAGAGGAGATTTAAGAAGTTCACAACCATTTTCATCTATGGTTCTTGCATATTGAAACTCATCAAATACAAAAACTGCATCTCCAAGTTTATTTTCCCCTGATGAATTAAGAGAATCAAAATCGTCTTCAATATCAAATACTTCTTCTATTTTATCTGCAATACTTCCTGAAGATAATTCATTTGCTTCAAGACCACAATCAAAGAAAGCTGTTTTCCCAGTAAGACCAAGAAGTTGAACTAATCTCCGAACTACGCTTGTTTTTCCAGTTCCAGTTAATCCCCATAATGAAATAACAACTGGTCTCTCTATTATTTCTGGAGTTATATACCAAGGAATTATAGATTTTTTTATATTATCTATAATATCATCTAATCCTACAAATTCTGATTTCAATATTGCTACAGCTTCATCTAATTTTTCTTGACGAAGCTCTTTTGTTTTTGGAATTGTCAGGTTTTCTAAATTTTTCTTCATATTATAAGTTTTATATAATCTACATGTATAAGGATTAGAGGTTGAAAGAGGAGAAAAATAAAGAAAGGGATTATATTTCCCTTTCTATTGTTGCTTATTAGTATTCAGGTATTACTTTCACTCCTTTTCTATTACTAATTCTTGGAGTGGTAATATTATAGAACATTGTGCTTCTGTTCATCTTTTTGTAATACCTGCCCCAGTATCCATATTCTCTTATTAATATTTCCATTTCTCTTCTATTCTTTGGAGCTTTAGATAACCAATTATAATTTACTATATTAGTTATCAATCTCCAAGCAAAGGATTGGAAAAATTCATCTGGCTTTTTAATATCTGGATTTTTTAAACAATCATCCAGAATATCTACAATAATTTCCTTAATAGGCTCAACATCATTCACGATTTTTGTTCTACTTGAATCCAAAGATAACTGGGATCTTTTTTCTTCTCCTTTCTTTTCATTTCCTTTACCAGTTTTCTCACTAGATTTCAAGGGCTCACTTGGACGGATTCCTATTATCCACCCAAGGACTTCTGTTAAACTTTTGAGTCTCATAGTTCAAATCCTTTTTAAGTAGTTAAACAATTTATATATAGAATATAGAAATACTATAATAATTGCTAATAATCTTAATAAAATCTCTACATTATTGATCTCAGGTACATATTTCATAAACAATGCCAATCCAATTAAACTTCCTATGATTGGTAATACATATTTACAAATTAATAATCCTGTATTCAATGATTTAACTACCCAAAGCAAACCTTCATTTTTAATTCCCCATAATTTTCCTAGATTAAACATCGCATATTGACCGTACTTATAAATCCAGAATATTTTTTCTATTCCTAATATAAGTGCTCCAATAAAACATAATGCCATATATATTCCTAGGTGTGTCATATTACCTGGAGAGGTAACTTTGAACACGTAAATTAAGTAGATACATAAAAAGTAATAAGCAATACTTCTTATACTAAATGTTAATTCAAATTTTTCATTTAATTTATTTTTCTTTGTCATAATTCTTTTGTTATTGTCTTAAGGTTTTTCTGACACTATAGATAATAAATCATAGTGGCACCCTACTCCGAGAGAAAGCATAACATATAGGAACGCTCATCTCTCATTGCTACATTTAGTTTCACAACTTTAGTGCTAGTTGTCTTCTACACCGCGAAGAGGTAGTAGTTTCGTAGAAGAAAAATACTAGGGATATATAAAATCAAACTCTAAATTATATATTATATTTAGTTAATAAATTTTTACTATTCTATCATAAATACATATATGCGCACTAACGTATTTAATTAAAAATTTATTAAAGTCTATTTGATTTTATATTCCCTAGTGAACTTTACCTGTTTACCTCGAGAAGATTATACTTTTCGATCTTGATACTCTGGAAATTGTTACAGTGATCAATTAATTTATACTCATAATTATAATTAGAAGTAACTAATAACATAAGCCAGTTATATCCAAATAAAATTCAATTATTTATTATTATATTAATAAGTAGTCTCCGATCAGTACCATATTTTCATCTGATCTTTACTACATATATAAGAATTTGAAGGTTTCTGAGGTATCTTATTTTTTTTTATTCATCTAATCTTTCTTGCTTAGACTTCTTAGATATCTCTTCCTCATCCAAATCTCCATAAACTTCCGGAAGCCATCTTTTTAAAATACTGGGAATCAAATCATTTCTCACAACATCCTCTAGACCAAATTCAACAATACCTATTTCATCCATATCAGATAATTTTTCCACAGCATATTGTAATCCTTTTTGATTTTTCCCTGATTTTAAAGAACTCGAATCTAATTGCATTTCATCAGAATTAAAGATATATTTAGAATTAGTTCCTATTCTAGTTAATATCTTAAGAAAAGTATCTCGACTGAAGTTCTGGCTCTCAGATATCAAAACAATTGAAGAATCAATATTGTTTCCCCTAAGAAACTGGCTGCCTTTCACTTCTATTTTACCAGCATCTACTAACTTTTGAACAATTTCTTTTCCATTTTTTCCTGAAGCATTAAATATCTTCTCCATCGTATAAAAATCTGCTTCTTTATACGGCGCGAGCTTTTCTTGCAAATCTCCGCGAAGATCGAATAGGCCTATATTAATTATATAGACTACTAGACTATATCTTAAAAGCGTTTTTATTTTCTCTTCTTCACACATAGTCGTTGAGAAACTATTTAGGTTAATCTAATTAATAGTTTTTGCTGATTATACTTTAATTTCCAGCATTTCTTGAAGTTTTCCTAAGTTTTATACACCTAGGGGACCAATCTAACTTATCCAATATTTTCGTCAGGATTAGTAGCTACAGGATAAATAAATACTATTTTTTCATAACCATTATCAGGATTTTTTAATAAATCAAGGGCAGCGTAAACAGAAACGTATGATTTTCCAGAACCGGCAGGACCCTTAACTATTGTAATTTCGTGATCATAAATAGATTTAAGAAATTCTTTTTGATGCTTAGTTTTGCATTTAAAATTAATTTTAAAATTCAAAATACTATCTCTTTCTTTTCGAATTAAATCAAGTTCTTCATCCACACTTGATTTAGTAACAGCTTTCTTTTTAGCCATAGAGTTTAATTATTTTTTATTAATACCAACACTAGATATCTCGGATACAACCTGACATCTAGAATATTTAAAGTCTTCTAGGTCATAGGAATTTGTATATGACATTGCTGATCTAAGATAGGAATCCATGTTTTTTGCCCACCCTGCTAATGTATATTCAATTTCTAAGACCACGCTTTTTCCTTCTGAAGTTTTTAATTTTTCTCTGTCTACGGTTTCTATTGATTTTCCTAAGATTTCTGCTTGTGCTCGTTTAGTTGACATTCCATAATACTCTCGATAAAATTTCTCTCCTCTGGTTATATCTATACTTTCTGGAAGGGATTCATAATATTCGCCGTAATATTCTCTTAGCACTGGACCGGCCGCTTCTAATGCTTTTCCAAATGTACTTCCCATCATAACATAATCTGCTCCAAGTGCTAAGCATTTAATTACGGCCGAAAAAGTGCTAATTCCTCCATCGGCGATAATTTTTGTACGCCCTGAACATTCTATCTTAACCTGAAAAGTATCATTAATCAGAGAACCCATAGGATAATGAATACCAGTCTGAGTAGAAGTAATACATCCGGCTCCACCACCTATACCTACTCTAAGATAATCAAATCCAGCTTTATCATATAATTTATAGGTCTTAGGGTTAGCTATATTTCCACCCATGATTTTTATTAATGTTCCATATAATTCTCTAAGAGTTCGACCAAGTTCTATCTGACTTTCCATATGTCCATTAGCTATATCAATTAAGACATATAATCCAGATCCTGTACTTTGTTGATGCTGTTCTATAAAATTTTCCTCAATCTCTTTCATAGAAAAAGCACAAAATACTTCAGAACATAATTTGAGTCTTTCAGAGAGAGGTACATTTCTGGGGATAATACATGAAATTAGATTATCATGAAAAGTTTTATAATTTTCTGGACTAACCACTGATGCCATAGGTGCTGCAATAACTGGAAGGAATTTGCTATCTTCTCTGCCATCTATTTTAGGAACCCATGGAATACATTGAGATCTACTATTTATTCTTGTTACTACTTCTGGAATGATTGTTATCTCTTCAAGTGAATACAAAATAGTTGGTTTATTTTCTAACATAATTTTATATTAATTTTGGTTTCATATATAAAGCAATTAAGGCATGGGGAGAGCAAAAAGTAAATAACCTTAAGGAATTTCTCTTCCCTAAGGTTTATCTTACATTACTTTTTTATCTCAATGTCCCAAGAAATAAATAAATATGTACTATTCTTAAATTCTGGAACTCTTTCTTTGTCAAGATAAAAAGTTTTAAATCCTTTTTCTGTATAGTGAGTTTTTATTAAGTCATAAAGATCTCTTTGATCATCCGGAACGATCAATGCTAATAATCTTTCTTTATGACTAAATTGAAGCTTACTTGTTATTTGTTCTTCAATTTCTTTAATCTTTTTCTTAGCAATTTCTTCTAAGCTCGAATACCCTTGAAGATTAAACCTGCTAATAATATTAGCTTGATCTGCTGTTAATTCTTTCTTTTTTCCGATTGTCATAATTCTCTCTTTAAGTCCTAATAAACTATTAATCATTCTCACATTATCTTCATCTTGTTTTTCTAGTACTTTACTTACCGTTATTTCTTTCATAACTTTTAAGTTTTTTTATTGTTTACACCTATAAGGAATTTAATGGTTCTTAAGATTCTTATATATGATAATAAAATAAATGATTATGCAAAAATTTATAATTAGTAAAGAAGGAGAATTAATCCTAGGTAATGTAGAGTTTCACTTTGAATTACTTGGAAAGAATTACGCTACAGGATGTTGGGGAGGAGGTTTTTGGAGAGTTGATAAAGAATCTAAAACTTTAATACTCACTGGAAAATCAATAGACTTTGGACTTCCTAAGTGGGAATACTTTAAAGAACCTCCAGTAGGTTATGAAGACTATAAAATTACATATGAAGGAAAAGAAGTAGTAATTTCCAAGATAGAAGATCCAGTAGATAGTTATACTAAACATATAAATAATAAAATCTTAGAGGAACTTAAGAAACAAAAATCTTATGATCCAACAAAAGGTTTACTTAATAATTTTAAATTTAATGATGGTTATGAAGTCAAAGCAAAAAAACAAAAAAGACGCCACTAGAAAACATAACGCTTGGAAAAGAAGAAATAAAAAAGCCGAGAACTAAACAAGAACGTCTAGCAGCAGGAGAAACGTTTGTAACTTCTGAGAAAGGAAATTCAATGACTCCTCTCATCATGTCTGGTCAAAAACATGTCTTAGAACCTGTTCCTGGACTAGATTCAGTAAAAGTTGGAGATATAGTTTACTGTAAAGTTCATGGAAGATTCTTTACACACTTAATTAAAGCAATAGATCCAATTAAAGGTGCTCAGATAGGGAATAATCACGGACATATAAATGGTTGGACTAAGAACATTTATGGAAAAGTAATAAAAGTTTTAAAACCAGATGAGAAATGGGAAAAATAACAAAAGAATCCATTAAAGAGTTTTTAGATTACTTAACCGAAAATTCAGGTTCAGGAGTTAGAATAACAGAAGGTTCAACGAGTGAGATATATACAATTCATTTTCTTGGAGCAGCTATTGAACAGATTATCTTATATGAAAAATTCTATGGAGTAGAGTTAGCATTTATTACTTTAGAAGATAAATCTGTATATACTCAACACAAACAGATTACAAATCAAGAATCCCTAGAGAAAGAGGTATTATGTTGGATTCTAAAAACTACTGAAAAAGTGAAACAAAGAAAACGCTTGAAAACCTTATATGTGAATGTAAAATAGAAACACAACAAATTTTTAAACTCATGAATTATATAGGTTCTGGTCTGTGAAGATCGGAACTTATTTTTTTTATTCACAAGAAAAAAAGAAAGGCCAGGATTAATTTCCTAGTCTTTCTCTTATTTTTATTTATTCAATTCTAATAATGATTTTTGAACAATATAATTATTTCTGGTTAGATCTTTTACATTATATAATAAATCTTCTAAAGAAATATCTATTAATTGTAAAGCTTTTGGATTAGATTCATAAGCATTATGCACTTCATATTTAGATTGTTTTTTATCAACAAAATCATCATAACTTGAATATTCATCAAAATTATTTCTATTAAGTAAGATAAGATTTTTAGTAAGCTTTTTACAAATACTTAATGGAAATTTAGCAAGAATTAATTCAGCGGTTGTAATTACTTTATCATCTCCTACTAGATTATCCCAAGATTTATTATAATCGAATAGATTTACATCTAATGAATTCTCTAGTCTAAAAGCTCCTTTATAGACTTTTATTAGTTTAGATACTTTTAGTGAATACTTAGATCGAACTACTTTAAATATCATAAAATAGTAATTAATCTAGAGAACATTTTTTCAATTCCAGCAAGATCAAGGAGCAGTGGGTAAGTTTTATTCACTACTTTTTGTCTTTTCCATTGAATTAGTGGTATCTCTGGAGATTCAGACGTATATAAATCGAGTCTTTTCTGACCTGGAATATATACTAAACATCCAAAAATACTTCTTTTATTTTTTACTAACAAGGCGAGTTTATAAATTGCTTGACCTTGTGCTACACTTAAAAGAATCTGATCTGCTCCAAGTCCCCAAAGAAGTCTTGCATTATTATAAAGAGTTCGTAGAGGTATCATTTCTTTCGGATCCCCTGTTTTAAAAAAGTCTGTAGGATTCTTTACATCTGCAAACTCTAACATATTATATGTTATATCCTGTAACATAAGTATTAGTATTATTGGGATTTATATTAGTTGATATTCCTGATGCAGAAGATACAACATAATCTGAAGAACATGTAGATGTAGTTGTCTGATGAGAATATGGAACGAATGGGTTAGCTGAAGAACTATCATACCATATTCTTCCAGAATCTGTCATAATTGGATTAGTTGTCCACTTTCTATTTGCATCATTCAGTTCTTCCATAAGTTTTTGTAATGTTTCGCTGTCTAGGTTAATATAGTCTCCAGCATTATAAATATCTTTAATCTTATCTATAATTTCTTCTGGCATCGTAAAATATACCTCAGGACATTCGGGAGAAACTATAACTAAATAATCTCCTATATTTTGAATAATACCTATCCTAAATTCTTCTACCCAAGCAATGGATTCAGTTTTAAAAATCTTTATTCCACTAGAAATTAAAGTACCATATTTTGGAGAAAACTGAAATGTTCCTAAAACTCTATATCCAAAAAAATCACTAAATTCGTTAAATCTCTCTTCTTCTAAGAAATATTCTTTTAATTTTTCTTCACTCATCGTATTAATTATTTTATTGTAATATTTGTAACTCCTGAATCATTTAATTCAAGTCTACAAGTTTTATTATTAAATGAAGTAATAGATTCCATATGACTAGAAATCATAATACATCCAATATTCATACTACTAATCATATCTATACAATTATCATGATTTTCTGGATCTAAGTGCTTCAAAAATTCATCCATAATAAGCAGTCCCATTCTAGTTACTATCTTACTAAGAAAGTTGATATCTAAAACTGTTTGTTGACCTGAACTACATGCATCATAAGAGACATAATTTCCATTATTATTAAACCTACTAGTAAGGTCAAGATGATCCTTCTTTCTGAAGTTATATGTATCTACTGAATATTTAACTTGATTATCTGTAAATTGTTCAGCTAATCTTGTCATAATTTCTTCATAAATCTTTCCTGTAGGTCCTGTAAGCTTAATATACTCTTTAAGATCTACTAAAGCATTCTGAATTAATCCTAACTCAGATTGTGCCTTTAAGATATTTGCTTCTTCTACAGCTCTATCTTGGATTAATCTTTCATGATCCGTCCAAGCTTTTATTCCAGAATCGATCGAACTCATAATTTCCATAAAGTTATCAGGAAGTTCTACTTTTTCTGGTGTTCCTAAGTTATTTAATTGAGTCTTATAATTTTCTAAGAGAACTTCTGTATTTTCTATATCTTTAGCTGTCTTAGTAATTTTTTGTTTCTCAGACATCAACATAAATATTTGATTCCCCAAGGTCTTAACTTTTTCAGAGGCAATTGAAATTAATGAATCAGCCTGTTGTTTTTTTCCAGACATTCCTCTAAGTTCATCGCCGATTTTTATAGCCTCGGATCTAAGTTCTTCAAGTTTTCCTAGGATTTCTTGTTTATGACGGTCTAGAGATTCTGTATTTTTCAAAGCCTGACCACAACTAGGACACACTTTACTTTTTTCGAGGCGTTCTAATTCGGCGGTTGTTTTCTTTCCTTCTGCACATACCTGATTATATCTATCCAACTTTAAAGAATATTCAGATTCTATTGTTCGAAGTTGTGATATTTCTTGATTTTTATTATCTACCTCGGCCTGAAGATATGCAATCTCTGAATCTATCTCTTGAAGATGTCTGTAAGTAGATTGTTCTTTAATTAATCTCTCCAAAGTTTCAACATAAAGAGAAACTTGTGCTTGAAGTTTTCCAGAATCAGCTAAGTAACTCATCCATTCTTTATTTTTTCTTTGTAATTCTAAGCCTTCCGATCTTAGTTGAGTGAGTTCTGTTTTTGTTTGTCCTGGAAGTTGAATATTAGAAAGATTAGTATCTATATATCTTAAGATTTCTTCTGACTTTTTAATTGCTTCATTCCATACACTTGAGGATTTAGTAACTTGATCTAAAAGAATTCCAGCTTCTTTATTATAAGTATCAATTCTATCCATTTTATAGAACTTACTAATTATCTCTGACTTTCTTTCAGGGGTAATATTTCCAATTAATTTATGATGGTCTGAATCAAATAAGAAAATATCCATATATCCAATAAATGGAAATCTACGATACATATCTTCTTCGAATTCTTTCTTATTATTATACTTAAGAGGTTCATCATCAATCCAACATCCATATTTTTTATTACCTCTCTGAATCTTACACTTCTTTCCTTGATACATAAATTCTACTGCTAAGATACACTCTTTTTCTCCGAACTGTAAATAATCCTTAATATTTCTACACTCTAAGAAAGCATATTTAAGAGCACTAAGCAAAGAACTTTTTCCAGAACCATTTTTTCCAGTTATCAAGATCTTATCACCATCCTCAAAGTAAATATCAGCTTCGTCTATACTTCTCCAATTTTTACAATATAATCTAAGAAGAGTAAATCCAAAATCAACTTCTTCAGAATCTACATCTTTAAGATTTCGAAGAACTTCAGAATGAATTCCTTGAAGATTGTTTTCTATTATAATATTATCAATCAAGTTTCCAATTTCTTCCCATGCTGGAATTTTAATATCTCTTACTCCTCCAGCAATACTTAAGTTTTCTGGTTTATATACACTCCAAGTTCCAGTTCCTTGATTCCAACCTTCATCTTCTCTGATAGGTGTATAAACAAACTTCATAAGGTTATCGTCTGGATTTAGATCTACCCATTTAAATTGTTTAGATACACAATCATATACAACTCCGGTTGATTTATCATAGTCAGACATTTTACATTTCTGTGGAATACCTATACTAACATATTTTCCAATCTGAGCTGGTCTATGAATATCACCACAAATAGCTAATCCAAATTTAGACTCATCCAGGACTTGAGATTGTATTTTATCTGATCCACCATAATTAATAGTAGCATGTGTAAACAAAACATCTACTTGTCCAGAGATCCATGAAAGATCAAATTCAGGTCTCCAGTTACTAAATGCTATTCTAGAATTATCAATTATTAATTCTTTCTGATCAGCATAATATAGATTAGGAGGTAACATTACAGCAAGACATGAATCAATAAGTTCAGAATCTACTGACTTATTATCTTGATCATGATTCCCCCAAATTATATATCCCTCTTTAAAGAAACTCATTAAAGTATCAAGGAATAATTTAACTTCTGCTTGAACATAGGGTCGGAGAACTGATTTTTCGATAACATCTCCTGCGATCACAACTCTTTCAGCTCCTTCAATTGTAGCAGCTTTTATAATATTTTGTGCTACTGTTCTTGCTTGAGTTAAACGTTGTTTATCGTAGGAATTTCTTTGTGGATAATCAAAAATATGAATATCCGAAATTGCTAATATTTTACTCATCTCTTCAAAAATAATTAGTCATTATATATTCTACAACAAATTCACTATTTACATAAAACTGATAACTCTTATAACAACCATATTGGTAAATAATATCCCAATAGTCATTATTAATCTTATAACCAATAAAACTTTGAATATTAAATCTATTTTCAAATAATGTTGCTTTGAGTTCATCAGATTCTGAACTATGACACTTGATATCAATCGAAATAACTAAGTGATTTTTTAATCTAGTAAATGTAATATTAGATGGTAACTTAAATGAACCAGTATATTTTGCTAATATTACTTCTGTATCTCTATTATCTATAAACAACAAACTATAATGAGGTTTTAATTCTATCATTAATTTTATATAGTTTTCATTATATTTTGGTAATTATTCACTAGATACTGTAAAGCTGCCATAGAGTGTTTACAAAGTAGAGTTGTCGGCGTTTTATCTTTGGGCGCTTGAGTTAATGCTGGACCGAGTTTTATTTTTATACGATCCGACAAAAACAGCGTATTATTCTTGCCCAAAAGATACGCCGATCTAAATTGAAAATCTTTACACTCACAATAAACTTTACATTTCGAATTCTTCCATCCACGTATATCATAGTCAGGGGAAGTTTGAATTATGACGTTATAAGTACTACCTGTTTTAGACGTTACTTCAAATTTAAAAACTAAGTAATAAATCTTAAGTACAGTCTTCCCAAAAAATACAGATCTTAGTTTATCCATGATCGACTCTTCTTTGAGAACATGATATACTTTTGTCAATCTCACTACACATTCAGAAGCTTTATCTTTTCTTCCTTGGTCGATGTTCATAATTTCTTGGATTGAGAGTTGTTTTCCAGTCAATTTTCCAAGAATTCCTCCTAATAATCCTGCCATAATTCTTTTTTAACTTATTGTATTAGGATCTGTTACTGGAGAAATTTTACCATTAAGAGTTAAGATTGAACCTGTATCTTTAAGTAATATCCCTCCAAAAACCGGCTCCCCTGAACTATCTCCAAGGTAACTATAAACCGGTTCTGCTTGTGATGATGTTAAAACTTGGCCTTCCTTAAATATTCGGCCAGTTCTTTCATCATAGCTATATTTTATTCCACGTAGGGTTACAATGTCTTTCATTTTATTCACAATATAATTTTTGATCTAATCTCCCAATGAACTCTGAATAATAACTATCTGAAATTCCTGGGATATTATGAGTTCTACAAAACATTCTAAATTCAGAAACATCTCCTAGGGAACCACATACTGGAAGATAATTATTAATCATATCCCTAGCTTCATCAATCCCTGGGTAACTGAATATATCGAAAGTTTTATATTGTTTTTCAAAAAGTTCTAGATCTGTTAAGTTCTCGTAATTTCCTGATAAAACCTCTAAGATTACTTTTTCAGACTTCATTCTAGGTTTTACAGTTTTTCTTAGATCATTATGTCCATACCCTAGACTATCTTTAAGGCTGAGATATTGATATAATCCGATTCCAGCATTTCTAATTGATTCTGGAATTGAATAATACATCTCATCATAGGTTATTATCCTAGGTTCTTCATTTTTTCCTGGGAGACGAAATAATTGAGTAGCTGGTGATAAACAATACATCCAATCTGAGTCTTTAGTAACAAAAAGACTAAGGAGATCTGTTTTTCCATAGAGCTCACAACTTAATAGATAAGCCCAATTATCAGCTTCCCAGCCACTTCTCCCAAGCATTCCGATTCCAAATCTAGGTAACTCAGAGATCATTGTATATTTAGCTGTCTGTTTTACTTGATTTTGATACAATTCCCATGCAGCTTTCTTTAGGTCGTCGGGAGAAACGGCCGGATCATTTTTCATACCCTCAAAAATCGTTTCATCCATATAATGCCTTGTGTCTTTATATTGTCCCCCTAAAAGATAAGATGTATAATAACCTCCTATAGATTCATCCCACTTATCATAAACTAGAATCACTTTCCTAGCACTAATACCATAATCCCTAAGAACTTTATTGATTGTCCATATACAGGTTCTGATTAATTCCCCGGCCGTATATTCTCCGATGTCTTTTCCTTTACTTATCACGAAGAGGGACCTTGTCAAAATTAGTGAAAAATCTAGGAAACAGTAGAAATATTGTTTATTATTCATTATTATTATTTCCAACTTTAAACAAATAAAGGTAGAGGAAATCTGTTAAAATCTCTTCTACCTTTTAGTTTTATTATTTTATATTATTCCTTTTCAGATCATTAAAAAGGTAAATCATCTCCACCATTATTACCTCCGAAATTTGGTTTCTGGAAAGGTGCTTGTTGATTACCTTGTCCAAATCCTCCCCACTGTGGCTGTTGTCCACCACCGAATGGAGATCCTCCACCATTACCTGGATTTACAGGGCTGGCTGTTACGGGATCACTATGATACACGGGAGGAGTCTGAAAAACCTGATCGTTTTTACTCAGATCAACTTGAGGTGCAGAATTTCCACCTCCAGACAGAGAAGCTAACATCGGATCATTTGTCTGACGAAAACCACTTTTATCTGTCGGAACCTGTTTTGCAAGAACTTCATTATTAACTCTTGTAACAGCTTCTTTAAAATCTACACTTCCCTGAGATTTAGCGAGTCTGATGCTTGCTAAAATTTCTGACATATATTCAATAGACTCTTTAATCAAGGTCGCATTGAATAAACGTTTCTGACCAACAGGAGTATCGTTATCTCTATTAGCCTGCCAAGACATAAATGATTGCAATGGATCTGCAGCCAATTCCATATCTTCTTCTGAAATCTGAATTGACTTAAAGTTCTCATTACCAACTTCATGTGTGGCAGTAATAGCAAATCCGGCTGCTCCGTCTTTCTTCTTTCCGATACTAAACATCAAGAATCCAGAACGTCCTGTAGCATCACGATTATAAACTTCTGAAATCCAGCTATTATCTCCACCTTTCATCAAAGATTTTTCTTGAATATTATCTTCAACTACTGATGTAAACATTTTAGCTGTCGCAACGAACAATGCCGTAAAATTCTGACGACTAGGGTTACGATTTTCATTCGGATCCCATTTATTAAGACAGAATGCATGGAAGATAGTATAATTCTTCGACCGGACTAAGTTTGTTGTTAATTCGTCGCGGTTATTCTTTGCATCCAGTTCTCGATAAAGTTCATCAAAGATCATATGCGCTTGTGATAATAATTCATCATCTGCGGCGGTCAATGAAGAAACTAATCTACCTGTCATATCTTTCATTACATAAGCACTTTTCGGTAGGAGCTTAATCCACGCATTATAAGTGTTTTCAGTTCCATCCGCCGCCATGTTTTTACGAGGGATATTAATTTCACGAGTTCCGAATAAAGTAACAAACGGAAAGTCAGTTACTACACTATCCAACGGAAATACTTGATATCTACCAAAATTTCCTGGAAAGTTAAGATAAATTTTTTCTAATGATCTGTTTTTCTGCTCAAAATTGTTTTCTTTTGCTTTTGGTGCTTGCGCTGCCAATTTACTCAAAAAATCATCTACTCGATTTCCCATAATTTAAATAAAATAATAAATTAAAAATAAATGTTAGTTAAAATATAATATAAAATTTGTATATAATTCCGCGCAACACAATAATACGCGGATCTTTTTTTTGAGATTATTTTATTCCTCTCACATCTATAAGATTCTTAGTGTTTCTGAGAGGAGTATTTTTACTTTCAATTATAAGAACCTCAAGGGGATGGAAGTACCTTTTTATTGATTAGAAAGAAAATATTCACACAATTTCTCTACCTCATCACTATCACCTAAATTCCAAGACTCTTCAGAATAACATAACAATTGATCTATATTTTCGATAATCTCTGTTACTTGTTCATATCCATCTTTATCAATGAAATAACAAAAATAATCTAAATGTAATGACCTGAAAGTACAATCTATTGAATCTGGATTGTGAAGTCTATTACTATCATTTAGAGCTTTTAACCAATTAATTTGAAAATATTTCTGATTTCTGAAAAAATAGTTTTTAAGTTTTTGTTTTGGATAGCCATAAACAGGAAAGTCTCCAATAAAATTCATAAAATTTTTTAAACTATCAATTCTACCTGTTCTTGAAATCCAATAAAAAATATTTTCAACACCAATTAATACTTTTCTATAGAGATCTAGGTCTGATAAAGTAAATAAGTAAATGGAATCATAAAGATTTGATATATGAAAGTTTTTAGAAGATAATACTTTTCTTACACTTTCACTCATTCGATCTAAAAATAATACATATATTTTCTTTTCTTTAATTATTACTTCAACTAAATAATCTTCTGTACTCTCTTGATAAATTACTTTCATTTTATTTCATTAATCATCTTTTCTTTTTAATAATTTATATACTTTTACACGCTTCTTCTCTCCATTAATTTCTTTTCTTAGCATTGTTTCTTGTATTTCAAAGTAACTAATTAAATCACTCGCTTTAGCTACTTTATTATAATTAATAGAAGAATATATAGATTCTAATCTCTGTTTTATATCAGATAATAACCAAATATCTCCTACTTTAAACTCTGAATAAATAGATGAAATTAATAAATTTTGATTAAAAGTAACTATTCCCAATTCACGTTCTATATTATTTCTTTTATATCCCAAAGCTTTTAATTTTTCTGGGCCTAATGATAAATAATAGGACTTAATATAGTCTCCATCACTAATCTGTCCAAGTACGATTTGAATAGCTTCATTAGAAAGTCCATATTCACATAACATTATTAATTTCCTTCTAGCTTCTACTAATTGATTATATTCTGATAAGAATTCAAATACTTCTTGATTAATAATGTCGTCTGGAGTTAATGTATTATGAACAGTACTAAATACACTAAATCTATCTTTATAATCTATTTGTTGAATCTTAAAAGCTCTAATCTCATTTACTAAAACAAGGTTATTAAGAACTGGTTTAAGTATTATATTTCCAAAACTATCTGCTACCTTATTTACTGCAACATAATCATTATTATAATTAAAAGCTCTAGCATTATTTTGATATGTTTTTGCTAGATCGTGCTTCACACTAAAACTTTTTGAATCTTCATATGCTATTAGTAAATTTTCAGTAACTTTTCTTTTGTTATTTATTTTTTCTTGAAAATCTTTTCCAGTCATATCTTTATAATCTGCTGTTACTCTGTAGAAAAATACAGCATTATTTTTCCAAGGATTATCAAATAAACGTTGACGTCCCAGTATCTGAGGCAAGTCCTCACTAATATCTACAGCTAAACAATCTGAGTTAGAATCAGAGAATATGAAACTACGTGCACATAGGCTATAGAAGTCTGCACCTAAATAAACAGTTCTAGTGCAGAAGGTAAACATCTTTGGTTTTACTCCTTTTAATGGAACATCTCCTATAGTGAACTCCTTTCCCAACTTTCTTTTAATTTTTTTAAGATTTTCAGGAGTATTAGAACAAAGAATATTACACTCTTCTGGAATTAATTCATTTTTCTTGATAATAGATATAATGTGATTAACTGAATTTACATAGAATACTGCTTCATCTGATATTACTCTAGTAGGTATTCCATCTCTAAGAACAACTATTTCTTCAAAATGTTTTTCTTTATAAGTTTTTATAATCTCTTCTGCTTTTGTACCTACAGACTTCATTGTTAATACTTTTAAGTCTGGTCTAATAATTCTAGATGGATCTTTTACCTCCCAATCTAATTCATAATAAGGAAGATCTTTAAATTCATCTAACATTTCTAGGTACTCATCCATCATAGGAGTTGCACTAACGAAGTATGTAGTAGGAGATTGTTGTAAATGAAATAAAAAGCTTAATTCAGTATCACTTTTGAATCTAGCATCATGTAGGATACTTTGAAATTCATCTATTACAGTATAAAAACTTTGAAATATTTCTAATTCTTCTAATATTATTTTTATCAACTTATACGAATCATAGGTTACTAATATCTTACATGGTTTTCTTTGAGAATAACAATAATTATAATAATAATTTTCTATTTCAGTTTTTATTTTTAATCTAATTAATTCTCTTTTCTTTTTCTCCTCTTCAACCAATAATAATTTATCTTTATCTGATAAACTTTTTTCGCTAGATCTATTTACTGTTATCTTCGAAATATCCTTATCGATATTAGTATCAGACTCCATTTCATTAATAACTAAATATACATCATTAGGATGTTGATCTTTCTTATTTTTTAAAAGCATCTTCCTAGGACTGCATAAGATAATATTTTCGGGACCATTAATACAGTATTCAGTAAAACCACAACCAGGTAATTGTTTATTTATTATACATTTACTTGGAAACTTATTAAATCTAAATTCATTCCATTCTGAAATATATCTAATTCCAGATGGTACTATAATCTTTTCTTTTGCATATTATTTAATTTTTTAATTTATTATAGATTCTTTTTAATACAGAATCCAGTTACATAAAATCGAAGACTAAGGATACCTTAACTTCATCAATTAGAGTTTGAAGTTATTAGAAGAGCAAAACGTCAACTTAAATATTCCAAATTTGGTAATATATAATATAGATTTAATAGTAAATTTTTGGTTGACACTTAAAGTGGTTCTACTAAATAAGCGAATATAATGAGAGACCCGCCTCCCCTCCAGGGAGAGCGAGGTCGTCTTATTTAGTAGGTTCACGATAGATAATAATATTAATATGGAAATGAACCTTAAAAGAGTACCGTCCACTCGGAGCCTTTGAGGGCTCCAGGGACTCTCACTAACGTTCGTACTTTTTAAGAACCATTAAAGAATATTAATTTTTTTCATTTAATCTAATATCTCTTTATTCAATTCTATTCTATATTATCTTTTTTTATTTTCTATTTATACTTCCTATAGGTTTTCTCAATATACTCTCCTATTCAATCTAGGTTCCTATGTCCTCATAAATAAGTTACCGAATTTTCATTAATTTTGAAGATAAAAAATAAAAGTGGGTTATTTTGGCTCATTTTAGGGTAAAAAGTAGTAAAAAACATCAAAAATAACCCACCTTTTGAGGGTTAAATTTAATATAAGCCTTATACATGAAATATAAGGAGAATCTGTGTCCTTCCCTCCTTTCCAAACGTGGTAATTTTGTTTTTCATATCCATATATTACTAATAGCGATTAGTTTTCTACTAAGTAAGTTCTTTTTCATAGTTGTTAATAATTTGTTTATTTCTCACATATAAATGGACACAGATTCTTCCTTTTATACTAAGAAATCGATATTATATTTTTTAAGATAATAATTGTTTTCAGGGATTAGGTTCGGCGCTAAAGTTGCTGCGGAGATGGGTTAAGTAGGTTACTTAATTTTGTATCCCGGGACTTAGCTCCGACCTCTTCTTTTTAGTTCTTTGTAAAAATACTATGTTCATATGATAATAAAGAGAAAAACAAAAAGTGTCTCCGATCTGTTCTATATATCATCAAGACCAGACTTAGATGGAGAATATATAAAACCGAAAATTAATTTGTACCCAGATGTAGGATCAGCACTTTCAGGAATATCAGCAGTTCCGGGAGAGGATACGAACATAGAAGGAGCTACTTATTATATATACAAGCCGCTAATGGGAAGAGCCGATTCACTAGTAAAACCTGGAATAATAGAATCTCCGAAGGTATTAGTTCTCCCTGATGAATATTGGTATCTACAAGAACTCCGGCTCAGATTTATAGCGGCAGTTAAAGTCTTGGGGAGAGAAAAACTTATTGGAACTTATAGAACTGGAACTAGACAAACTCCATCTAGAGTATATTCTTGGAGTTGGGAAGAAATTTTAGGGAAATATCAGAAGAAAGGTAAGTTAATAGAGACTGATAAAACAAAGAAAACGTGAATAATTTATTTTCTAATATTTTTAAGAAGAGGGAAAAAGTTATTATTCCTTTGCAAGAAGAAATAGAGAATTTAGAGTTTTTACTTAGAATAAAAGAGAATAATTCTAATATAAGAGATGAGAAGGAATATATAGATTTATTAAAAAGATTATATAATAATATAAGTACATTTGAAAATTTTTTTAATAATGAGATATTTATTAATATAAATAATCTGACTGAAACATTAAAAATATTAGATCTAGATTCTTTAAAAGAGAAGATTATTAAAGAAAATTTAATAAGAGATAAAGTTTTAAATGAATTTAGAGTTAATAGAAAACTAATATCTTCTACTCTATTAAATGAATTAGATTTGGATTTTGGAAATAGAGTAAGAGGTATTCTAGGGTTGAATTTTTATAAAAAGAATACTGAAGATTTATTAACATACTATTCTTATGTTAATATCCATGGAGTGTTTGAATTAGAATATCATTACAGCAATAATTATAGAGATACTTGCGGATTGGATTAATAGAAAGGTAAACTATGATGGATTACTTTGAAGATGTTTTTTGGTTTACTGAAGAAATATTAACAAAGGATTTAAATAGAGAGTCAGGGAATATCTACAATCTGTTCCCTAATCTTACATCAATTAGATTATTAAAAGAACAATATTTCTCAGAAGACAAGGAAAAATACTGGGAAACTATAAACAAATTAAATCAATATGAAAATACTACGAAATAAAACATATTCTGATTCTGACAATGAAACTCCAAAGAAAGTCGGAGAAGCTATCGGAACTGCACTAGTCGGAACAGCTGGAACTGTAGGAGCAACAGACTTAATAAAACGTGGGGCTAAGAAGTATATAACCAGTCAGGAATCAAAGAAAGCAAAAAAAGCATTTAAAGAAGGTATTAAGAAACTTGATTCAACCAGGAAAGCTAATAATTTTAAAGCAGAAGTAGCTCGTGGTGAAACTAATTCAGGAAGCGCTTTAGATCTAATTTTCCACAAAAGAAAAGTCAAGAAAGCAGATCAAGTATATAAAGCAGCTACCTCTAAAAATAATGAAGCCTATAAATCAGGTGTTAAAGCTCTTAAGAAAACTTTAATATCTAATAAAGATGCAAATATCGCCAAAAGAACAGGAAGAGTTGGAAAAATAGCTACGACTGCTGGTTTAATTGGAACAGGTATAGCAGCTGGAATGAAACTTAGAAAGAAAGATAAATAATAGGAACGGAGATAGTAACCTATAATGGAATAGGGACTGCCTGCTAAGCAGATCGATCGTGTTTTACGATTAGAGGTCGGAACTCTACATCTCCGCGATAAGTTAACGATATGAATCGATTCCTTATTAATTCATTTTGTGAAAGATAGAGAGCTCGACGGGGCTCTCTTTAATAGAATTAATAAGATGTATTGTTTACGATTCACTGGAAGTAACTTAGTTATTCACAAAATGAACGAAGGTAAATTAAGTAATGTAACAAAAGAAGAATTAGAGAAGTTAATCTTCGAAGAAAAGCTATCCTATGAAGAGATAGGTAGAAGATATAGTGTTTCTGGTTATGCTATTGTAAAAAGAGCTAAAAAGTTAGGGATAGAGCTACCTAAGAAAAGGAAAATAAACTCTAGTGAAACATTTAGAAAAGGAGTTTCTAAGAAGGAAAAGGCTATCTGTAAGAATTGTGGAAAAGAGTTTACTCCTAAGAAAACTTCTTATGGACTCTATTGTTGTAATAAGTGTCAACAAGAGCATCAATCTAGAGAAAAATATGAGAATTATTTGAAAGATCCAGAACCATACTATGGAAAAGAATGTATGAAGTGGACTAAAAAATATATCTTAGAAGAGCAAGATCATAAATGTGAGATTTGTGGTATGGAAGACTCTTGGAACGGTAAACCTATTACTTTTATATTAGATCATGTAGATGGACATGCTAATAACAATTGTAGAGAGAATCTTAGATTGATATGTCCTAATTGTGATTCTCAGTTGGATACTTATAAATCTAGAAACAAAAATAGTGATAGAAAAGAAAGATATCGAAAAAGTAAAAATAAAGAATAAAAATATAATCTATAGAGTTATTGGTTTAGCTCTATAGAACGACTTAGTGATTATTAGTTAATTTCCCCTTAGTTCAGCGGATAGAACCTGGGATTTCTAATCCCATAACGTGTGTTCGATTCACACAGGGGAAACAAATAAATATAAATTACAACTAAATTTAACTAATAAAAACTAAATTAATCATGACAACAATTTTTAAGAAAGTAATCTTTAACCCTCTTAAGAGAGCGGTTAAGTGGTATTTTACTCAGTCTGCTAAAACAGGAAATTATATCTGTATGACTGGAACTTTTCCTCAAGAGTACTATGAAATGATGTATGAAAAGAGGAAAGATCAACAAAAGTAAAAAAAATAATAGAAATTATGGGATATAGGAATTTCCTATATGCCCTTCGTCGTGGTGGAAAATAATAATACATAATATAATATCGCGCCGTAGAGAAGTAGTCATCTCGCCATGCTCATAACTTGGAAATCGGTAGTGCAAATCTATCCGGCGCAACTAAAACTAAATATAAGTTTTATGAAAATAATAAGAAACAATATTATTCCTTTCCCAGGTTATAAAGCAGTAAATATCTTTGGAATTTTATTTGTAAGAAAGAATGCTAATATAAAACCAGAAGACTTAAATCATGAAGAGATACATACAGCACAAATGAAGGAAATGGCTTACATCGGGTTTTATGTATGGTATTTCTTGGAGTGGTTATTATGTCTCCTAGTTTCAGGATTTAGCTTTGGTTATGCTTATCATGATATTAGTCTTGAGGAAGAAGCACACTTAAATGATAAAGACCTGGAATACTTAAAAACCAGAAAACATTATTCTTGGTGGTCCTATATAAAACTAGGAAGTTGGAAGAAAAATAAAAATTAACCATATATACATAAAAAGATTATGATTATACTTAGAAATAAAACCTATTCGCATGAAGAAGAAATTGCGAATATTGCGGCAGCTCCTGGAAGTCCAGAGTATAGCCATGAAAGAGCCGAAATAGAAAAGAAACCGGCTCAAGAAGCATCAGCAGTTCAAGAAGGTTATGAAAAAGCATCTCAGGAAATTGATAAAACAGTAGAAGAAGTAGAAATAGTTCCTGAAGCAGCTGAAGAAGCAATCGAAACAGAAGCACGTGAAGCTGGAGACTCTAACTTGGACTCTAGAAATGATGCATTAAAAACTCTTAATGATTTCTTAGGTAATATTCATTAATTATGATTATCCTCAGGCAAAAGAATTATTCCGGCCGAGAAAAAGTACCTCAGGCTATAGCAGAGAAGGCACGAAAATCTGGAGTAGTTCAAAAAGATTCAAATGGTGTCTGGAGAATTATTAGCCTGAAAACTTCTCCGGCCGAATATTGGGATGCACACTATGATACTCGTGAAGATGCTGAAAAAGCTCTAGCCGCTTATCATGCAAATAAACATTAAGAGAATATTATAAAGTGTTAGAACTTTTTATCTAACACTATTTTCGGGGATGTGGTGGAATTGGTAGACACTCAAGACTTAGGATCTTGTGCTAAGAATGAAGGCGTGTGAGTTCGAGTCTCACCATCCCTACAAACGTCTAATATCTATACTAACCTCTTTTCCTCTTAATAATTCTCTCTAAACAAGAGGGGGGGGGGTAAAATAATTAACACTTTAAACAATTATTATGTACATAAGAAGAAAAGTATTCTCACTACTACAAGACGGTGAGACAGGAGAAGAGAAGTATTTTTCTACGACCGATGTAACTTTGGATAATCTTGAAGAAAGAATTTTTAGTATTTCAATTCCAACTGAAGAAGAATTAGAACAAAGAGAATTCGGTGCTAGACAGAGAAAACAGAATAGAAAACTAGCTAGATCTATTCACAATGCCGAGATGCAAGCAAATAAAGCAGCTAAGGCACAAGAAAAAGCAGCTAAAATAGTTTCTAATCCAGCTAATTTAGTTGATGAGAAGAAAATGGAAGAAGCTCAGAAACTTACTAAGAAAGCACAAAAAGCAGTTGAGTCTTCTAATCGTAATGCAGGTCAAGCTTCTCAACAAGTAAAGAATATCTCTAAAACTAGAAAGTCAGTTGCGACAAATCCGGGAGGTCTTGAAATTAAAAATCAAGGTGCAGGAGATATAACTGTTAAGAAAGAAGGTGGTAATGTAACTGCTCATAAAATTGCTTCTAAGAAAAGTGGTCAGACAACAACTACTGTAAGAACAACGTCAACTAAGCCTGATGTTGTAGTTGATAAGATGACATCCAAAGGTTCTAAGAAAGTTTCTACAGAGGCAGTAAAGAAATCCGCTGAGAAAACTCAAAAAGTTGCAGAAGTAGCTCAAAAAACAACAAAAGACTCAAAGAAGATTCTGAATGGGGCTAAAAAATTAATGAACACAAAAGCTGGTAAAATAGCTGGAGGAGTTGCTTTAGCTAGTGGTGCGATGATCGGGGCTAAAAAGTTATATGATCATAAAAAGAAATAAAAAAGATAATCTATAGAGGTAGTGTAATCAATCTCCTCTATAGAACTTAATATAAATATTATAAAATATGAAATTTAATAAAACTCTTGAAGCTGTAAATATTATGGTTATGGCTTCTTATCCGGCCGCTAGATTCTATGAAGCGCAAGGTATACTAATTGAAGAAAATAATAGTTTTATCCCTGAAGTTTCTGGAATGGTAATTGTTTATTCATTACCTCTTGGAAAAACGCTTCTTGTAAATGTTGCGGCCGAGTCGGAAGAAGCCTATGAATTTAAACTAATCAATGAAAACTGGCTTGAAGATAGATCTATAACTCCTTATGTAGGTATGACTCTAGAAGATGCTTTTCAAGAATTAGTTAAAGCAGAAAAGATTATTAAATCTAGAAATGTAGTTCTCAGACATCCATTACATCCATCTTATACTCGTCCTGTTTATATATTTGGTGATGTTCGGCGAGGAGGTAATAGTGTTGATGTAATGACTGGAGAAATAAGAGAAGAATAAAAAGATTTGCTTTAGATGATTTAATAATATTATGATGAAAGTTAAAAGATTTTCTCAAACTCAACCAGATATAGAGTGGCATAAAAACAATATAAATCCAAACTCAGGTAGCAATCTGGAAGATGGAAGTACTCTTTATAAAGCAAAATCTGGAGATTATCTTTATTTGTATAAAGATGGTGAATGGGTTATTATGAATGGTGTTAATAAATTTATGCAGGATTCTAAATTATATCAAATTTCAAAATTCGATAAAAACATTCATAATAAGATTGGAGCCGCAGGAGCAGTTATTGGTGGTTTTGTTGGGAGTTTGCCTGGATTAGCAATGGGTAATTTAAAAACAGCTGCTACAGGGGCTGTGATTGGATCAACTATATCTGGATTATATAATAGAAATAAAGCAAAGAAACGTGCTGAAAATATAGTAAAGGATTACGAGTCTAAGTATGGTAAGAATGCTTATACTACATTTATGAAAAAGAAGTAAACTATCTTTAATTTTAAATTACTTTTACTATAATTGAATACCTATTCCATTTTAAGGATGTAGTAAGGAATGATATTCAGTTTATTATATATTTCTAATAATAAAAAAATGAGATACACTATTCTCACGAACTATGTATCTCTTGGCAAGTTACTACAAAAATTAATGTAGCAAGTTTAATCCTCATAAAAAATGAGAATTAATTTTTTAAATCATATATAAGGCTTTGAAGTGATAAAAATAATACTGTCTTATTTTCACAAACTGTACTGCCTTTTACGACAAATAATAATAATAAAATTACCTTACATAGGTAATTAGTATAAGTTCCAAGTTTTATTGTAGTAAAAAACTTATACTGATTTATTCTACTACATACCTTAATGATAAAAAATGAGATACACTATTCTCACGAACCATGTATCTCTGCGTAGCAAATTTAATCAACACAGATTGTGAAGATTAAATTCTTATATTAACATATATAAGGCTTTGAAGTCTTATTAAAAATGTGGTCCTATCGTCTATCGGTTAGGACGCGAGATTTTCATTCTCGAAAGAGGAGTTCGATTCTCCTTAGGACTACAAAAGTCAACGATGAGATATCGCAAAGACTTATTTAGACATGTTAATAGTGAAAAGGATAGAATTAGCTACTCTATCCTCTCACTTTAAATCTAAGTAAGGTTACGTAATAATTGATATCTCGGGAAGTGATAATTAAATAACATGTCTAAAAATGATAAATTATTACCTGTACCATTAAAGTACACCTATCCGGTTGTAATGGAAATTTCTCCAAGTAACAAACCATTTAGTAAATTAATTTATATTCCAGAAGAAGGAAAGTGGATTTTAGAATGTAATTTACTGAGATTCTTAAAATTACGAAAAATAGATCTAATAGTTTGGAAGGGTAGATGGTTATATAAAACAATTGTAGATTATGGAGAAGATGACTGGATTGATTTAAAATTAAAATTAGAATATCCTATAGTATTTAGATATACTAAAGAGAGATCCCTCTTTTAAATGTAAATCTTCAATAATATTAAAAGAAGATTTTATTGAACAGTACGAAATTTCTAGAATTGGATCTAAGTATAAATTTAATTATAGTTTTGATAAATTACCAAAAATTATAAATTCTAGAACTGAGAAAGTGATAATTGACGTTTTAGAAATCAATCCAAAAACTGGGAAATATTATGGAGAATATAAAACCTCATTTGAAAAATTTATTACTTTAAAACATGATTATTGTAAATTATCTAACTCAACAAAACTCAGTGATTCTACTAAAATGAGTAATCAAGAATTTATTAATAAATCTAAAGAGAAATTTGGAGAAGATAGATTTACATACTTGACAGAGTATACAAATTTGTATAAAGAGATAGTTTTAAAGTGCAATATTTGTGGAAATATATTTAAAGTAACTCCATTTAATCATTTGTATAGTAAGTTTGGAGGATGTAATAAATGTGATAATATTAATAGAAGAACTCCTAAATCATCTATTAATGATTTTTTAGAAAGAGCAAAAGAGAAGCACGGGGATTTATATAATTATGATAAAATAATTTCAGAAAATCAATTTAAGGGAATTAAATCTCATGAAAAATTAGACATCTATTGTAATAGGTGTGGAAAGTTTTTTAAACAAACAGCCTATGATCATGTTTATGGATCTGGATGTCCTGATTGTAATAAATTAGGAGGAAAAAGCGCATTAAATGTATTAAAGTGGTTAGAAACAAATCAAATTGATTATACAAGGGAATATTCTATAAAATTAAATAATAGGAACATTAGAATAGATTATGTTTTTAATTATAATAATTGTTGTTTGTGGATAGAGTATAATGGACTACAACATTATAAGAAAGTAGATTATTTTCATAAAACAGATGAAGGTTTTCTTAAACAATTAAATAGAGATAATGAAGTTAGAAAATATTGTAAAGAGAATAATATCATCCTTATAGAAATTCCGTATACATATAACACTTATGAAAAAGTAGAACAATTATTAAATCGAGTAATTTTAAATGGAGAGGATATAAACTCTATTATAGATTATTCAAAATTATATAAAATATGAAAAAATCAGAAACAATATTTCAAAAGTTATTTTCAGGAATTAGTTTTGGAAATTCACGTATACCTTTAATTATGTAGTAGAGGCTTAAGATAGAATAAAATCTTAAGAAAATACCTTAAAATGCTGGAAAATATAAAATATAGATCAGCATCTCTATTTATCGATTAAAAATAGAGTTCAACGACTATAGTAGGTACTTAGATAATATAGTCTAAATTTAATAAAATATATTAAAATAAATTGTACGTTCAAATGTATTTAGTAAAGGTGGGGGAAGAGGGTATTCTGTTATTGGAGGAACTGGAAATGGAAGATTCTTAGATAATGAAAGAAATTCGCCCTTACTTGGTAATTCACAGCCTTCTTCTAGGTTATCCGGTTATCTTGATAGAATGGCAGAGCTTAGGTCATATTATCTTTTAGATATTACAAAGATGGCTACAAATTTCTTTTCAGATTATGTAGTTAATTTTATATCTCAAGATACCCAACAAATAGTTTCTGTATTAAATCCTGAAGATTCTACAAATAATGAAGCTGTAACTACTCGATTAAATGAGATTCTTTTAAAAGATATTAAAATAATTGATTATATACGAGACCATATAAATGACTATGTATTTTATGGAGGTTATTATAGTATGCTTCAAACTCAAAGAGATGAAAAAGGTCATCTTGTATTTAGAATAGAAGAACTTAATAATCCAAATGCAGTAGTTATAAAGAAGAAAAAGAACGAGGATGGAAATATAGAAGATATATTTTTAGCAATCGGAGATGATGGAAATCTATATGAAATTCCTAGTACTGAGGTAATATATATAAGTAATCCTAAACTTCGACTTACAAATGATCTCGAAGAAGGATGGAAAGAAAAGTCTAAACCAGAAAAGCCAAAATTAGGAAGAAATAAGGGATCAGAAAATAGAAATAAAGTTCTTAGGAAAGAATCATTTATGGCTTCTGAACCGTTATTTTATTCAAGTATTTTGAAGATAAAAGAATTAGTTATAAAAGAGCTTTTGATATCTCTTATTTCGTTAAGAGATCTTTCATCGCCTCAATTATTGGGATTAAATACCGATTAAAATTTGTCGGATTAGATAAATAAAATCTAATGGAACTTTGTAAATTGCTGGAAGATCAAGTAAAGATAAATCAGCAAAAGATAGTAAAAACTACCTTCTCAACGACTAGATACAAAGAGAGAGTTTATATATAAATTCTTAAAGATATAGTCTAGTTTAACTAAATAATTGTTAATATTCGAAAAGTGTCCCTCTAGAGACAATGAACGAATTATGCGCTCGATTACAGAAACTTGCAAACAATACGAATGAGTTGTCTTCATTCATCACATCTCAGTTCGATGTCACCTCGTTCATTGAGTCTGCATTAACTCAAAATGTTAAGGTTTTTCCTGACTATAATAGTACCATTACCTCAAGGACTTCACTACTCCCACTTGATAAATTAACAGACAAACTTTTAGATCTTATACAGAATCTTGATTATGTAAGAAATAGTGTTCTTTCTCCTCTTGGATTACCATCTACTATATTAGATGGAACATCTGGCAGTAAGTGGTTAATAAATTGGCCGTCTAGAGAAGCAATTCTTTAGATTATTAGTAAGTAAATTTGGTGAAACTATTAATACTAGTAATACCAAGCCTTAGATTAATCTAATTAAGGTATAACGAATAAAGACTTACCAACTTATAAAAAGTTGAATTTATATTCTAAACTATAATAAAAAGATTATAGAGATATCATTGCAGTACTTCAACAGTCAGAAAGAGCTAATTCAAGAGTAACATCATTAATTTCAGGAATAAAAGATTCAATAGTAAATCTTGTTTGTAGTATTTATAAGGTAATATATAATGAAGATTTAGATCCAAGTTTAGTTCAAATTCATATATTCCAGAAAACAACTGTAGAGTATAACAATCAGATAAATGAAGCTGAATCAGTTAGTGGTTTAGTTCAAGGTATCTCTGGAGTTTTATCTAATGCACTCCAAACTTTAGAACAAGCAACTCCATTAATTGAACCAGAATCATATTTAAGTTATATTCAAAACTTACTTAAAGATATTGACCCAAGTACAGAATCTCTAATAAATGAAGATACGATTAAGCAGTATATAGAATTTCTTAATCAAAAACTTCAGGCACAACGAGAACAGCTTGGACTCAGTTAAAATTATTCAAAGAAGATGATAATTAAACGTAAATTATTTGCTTCTAATGATCCCACTCCAGAACAGTCTCCAGAAATTGGTCTAGCTAAACAAGAAATGACTTCTAAGGACTTGCAAATAGAACAAATGAGACTTCAACGTCAAATCCTAGAAACTCAGAGAATGCGACAGAGAATGCAAGCTGAGGAAAGAATGCAAGAAATGAAGCAAGTCAATCAAACTCAGAAACTAGAACAGAAAAAGGATGAAGCTCAAAAAGATAATCAATTAAAAGTAAAGAAAATTGACGCTCAGAATAGTAGGCAGGAAGTAAATAATATAGGATTGTACAAAACAAAATCAAAGCCTACGCCAACAGTATCAATGAAAACAAACTTGTAAGATTATGATTAAAGAAAAGACATTTACAGAAGGAGTGGAAGATTCTAAAGAACAAGAAGAGAAAGGATTTGATCCACTAAGACCGTATATAAAATGAAAATTAAAAGATTTTCCAGTTATTCAGAAGCTGCCCCTGAAGGTGTAACTTATCAAAAATCAAGTCAGGTAATTACAAGATATATTCTTGATCCTCTTGATTCTAGTGTAGATACCTTAGAAGAAACAGATAAACTTGGGGTAACTAAACGAAAGAGTGATAGAATTAAGAAGGTAATAAAACCTCTTAAAAAATATTTTAAATATAAATCAAATAAAAACAGTAATTAAGTATGTATATTAGACGTAAAGTATTCTCATTACTACAAGATGAGACAGGAGAAGAGAGATACTTCTCTACTACTGATGTAACACTGGAAAATGAGGAAGAGAGAACCTTTAGTGTTGCAGAAGATGCAGAAAGTTTGGAAGAAAAGGATTTCTCTGATAAAAAAAAAAGAGGAAGATGATGAGCCAAAACTTACAACTAGTGATAAGATTAATATTAAGTTGAATAAAGCTCTGACTACTAAGAAGGATCGCGAAGCATTTGTTGAAGCTTATGAAGATGGAAAATCTCATAAATACGGAAAACAGGCAGCTAAGTATGCAGCAATTGGTAGTGGTATAGGTGGCGGTATATTAGGTGCTGCAGTTGGTGGTAAAAAGGGTGCAGCTATTGGAGCCGGAATTGGCGCTGTTTCAGGTGCAGCAGGATCTTATGCTGGTACTAGAGCAGGTGTTGCACTTAATAAGCTTGCTAGAAAACATAGTGGTAGTCTTGATACTAAAACAAAATTAGCAGTAGATCGAGTAAAAGTAGCAGATGGAAAAATGACAAAAGAAGAATTTGCTAAAAAATGGAGATCTAAGAAGTAAAAGAAATAATCTATAGAGGTAGTGTAATCAATCTCCTCTATAGAACAAACGCGCTAGATTTTTACAACCGAAGATTAATCGCACTAGGTGCAAAAAGTAAACGGTTGATAGTTGTAAAGCGCGAGAACTATAAAATAATAAATGTATGATAGGAACAGTTAACCCATTTAGTGACCCTGAATTTAAGAAACAAATTTTAGGGAAAGAAGGGAGAGCTGTTGATGACCCGGGAGATTATGAGATTTTGCAGCCGGAAGAGGATGTATCTAAAAACCTAAAAAATATTATAGGGTCAGCTCCAGTACTCCCTAAAACGGCTCGCAATATTATTATGGATGCTAGTGCTATTGCGAGTAATCAAAAAGAACAAAAAGCACTAGAATTAACTCATAAATTGAATGAAGTCTTTACTAGTTATAATAAAGAATATAATATAGATCTTCATGTTGATTTCGGAAGCCTCTCAAATACTTTAGTTAATGTGGCAGATCCAAAGTCTAGACATATATTAGAATTATATGTTTCTGAGGTATTTCAAAGTATAAGACCTATTCTAATTCTCAATATGATTTCTAAACTTTGTCTTTGTATTGATTATATACTCGATCCAATGAGACTCTTTGATAGTTCACAAATGACTTTACAAGATTCATTTATTGCCGTTAATATATCTGCGGCTTAGTTGAAATACTAAGAAAATTATACTAAAATGCTGAAAGATAGTTAAAACATAAATCAGCAAAAAGGATTACTAATATAAATCCTTTCTCAACGACTAAATGTATAACTAAATTTGAAATATAATTTAGATGATATAGTCTAATTTAATAAAATAAATATTAAAAATAGATATGAGAAAAAATTATGCAATTTATTCAACAATTAGAAGATATGAAGAGTCAGATAATTGTTAAAGGTTCTGATCTTGAATTGAAAAAAATTGCAGAAGAATCTGGAAATGAAGAGTTGAATAGTGAAGAGTCTAAGCAAATAGTAGCAGACTTTATGAGATTATTTCAAAAAGAACATGGAATAGAATAAAAAATGAGATACACTATTCTCACGAACTATGTATCTCTACTTTAAATTATGATAATACCTACTACGACATAGGTAATTAGTACTATTTCTATATAAAAAGTGTAGTAAAGAAATAGCACTCGTTTATTCTACTACACATATATAAGGCTTTTAAGTTTTATGATATTTTCTGATTTATATTTCATAATTAAATCAGGATTGCCTCTTTAGCTCAGTTGGCCAGAGCACGTGATTTGTAATCTCGGGGTCGTTGGT